GCCGTCGTGACGACCGAACACGACAAGGCCGGCCTTGCCAGCGTGGAGGAGGTCTCCGACGCAGCCCTCGAGTCCGCCGAGGACGCGCTGTTCCGGCGCGCGGTCGAACTGGCGCACCCGGCCTACGCGTCGAACGCCGGACGCATCCCGGGCGAGATCTCTGACGCCGACGCGATGCCCGTGGCGTTCCTGCGGTTCGTCGACGCGATCGCAGACCGCCGGCTGCAGGACAAGCCGCAGGCGTGCGGGTGGTGTATCCGCGCTGCCGGCGATGACGAACTGGCGCGTGCGAACGCCAAGATCTTCACGCTCGCAGAGATTTGCGAGCACATAGTGACATGCCCGAACAACCCGCTCGTCGAGGTACTCGAGGATGCGCAGACGATGCTCGATGAGGTCGCGGCAGAGCGGGATCTCTGCACCGCCCGCGTCGACGCTCACACCGAACGGATCGCGGAGCTGCTCGCCGACGTCGCCGCCTGGCGCGCGATCGCAGAGGTCGGCTGGGAGCAGCGCGCCGAGCTCAAGCGCCAGCTCCAGCATGCCGCCGCCCGCGAGGAGTTCCTGCTCCTAGATCGCGCCGCGGCCGATGCGGCGATCGAGACGCTGACGCGCCAGAATGCCAGGTGCGGAACCGTTTGCGAGGAGCTGATGGAACAGCTTGATCTCGCCAACAAGAACAGCAACGCCTACCGCGACGCGCACATGGCCTACCAGCGGTGGGCATCGAAGCTCGCGCCCGAAGCCGTCGGCGACGCCGAGAAGCGTGAGGCGATCGGGGCGACAAACGCCGAGGTGCAGCGGCTGACGACGCGGCGCGATGAACTGCTCGCGCTGGTCGCGCGGATCTCGCAGGAGGAGCCGCTGCCCGACGAGGTGCAGAACGCGCTTGACCAGCGCGGCGCGCTGCTCGCCGAGGTTGGGACGCTGCGGGCTAAGGTGGCAGCGACCCATCGCGAGGCGAACATGCTCATCGAAGGGCTGTACGACGTTACCGCCGACCGCGACCACCTCCGCGCCGCGCTGGACGTCGAGATCGATGGCCGGGCCGAAGCGATTCTCGAGCTGCACCTCGCGCAGAACGAGGCAGCGGTGGCGCGCCGAGTCCTCGCGCGGCTCATGGAGCCGGAGCGGTGTGCCCACTCCGTCACCGCGCGCGGGAAGAACGCCCCGCGGCGTTACGGCTCGTGGGCTACCGAGGTCTGTCAGGCGTGCGGCGCGTTCCGGACGCATGGCCACGACGTCGGTCGCTCGCAGATGAGCGAGTGGCGACCCGCGAGCGAGTACGCCGAGGCGACGAACGCCGAGGAGGACTGAGCATGTCGAACGCACCGCCCGATCATGTCATCCGCCATGCCGTCGCCATCGGCGCCGGCTCTCCTTGCGCCAAGAGCAAGCGTGGCGCTGCGGTGTTCGACCCGGCGAGCGGCGCCGTGCTCGGCCTCGGCCACAACGGCCAGCCCGCGCCGCTCGGCTGCACCGGCTCGGTCGCGTGCCGCGAGGCGTGCGGCAAGCTGTGCGTGCACGCCGAGGTGCGGGCGATCCGCGACGCGCTGCTGACGTGCGATGTTGATGACCCGGATGTCACCGCGTCGCTTCCCGGCCTCGAGCTGGTGCATGCCAAGGTTGTCAACGGGCTCCTCGTGCCCGGCGGCGGTCCGTCGTGCTGGCAGTGCTCACGAGAGGTACTGGACGTGCGGCTCGCGGCGGTATGGCTGTACGAGCAGCCGGTTGTCCGCTTCCGGCCGACTCAGGGATTCTTCCCGCAGGAAGAGGTGTTCCCGGACGGCGAACCACGATGGGTCCGCTACACCGCCGAGGAGTTCCACCGCGTGACGCTCGCAGCGTGCGGGCTCGAGGTGCCGCGATGACGGCGGCATCGGCAGCGCGCGCCGAGCCTCGCGAGCGTGGCATCATCTTCACGGACACCGTGTCGGCGCTCCTCGACGGCACGAAGACGCAGACCCGCAGGATCGTGAAGCTGCCGGCTGGCCACACCGAGTTCTACGTCGATCCGGGCGGCACGGTGTTCGGGCCGGGTCCGTACCTCAAGTTCCCAGCGACCGATATGCAGATCGGCCACGGCCGGATCCGCTGCCCGTACGGCTACCCCGGCGATCGCTTCTACGTGAAGGAGCGCTGGGACTACTTCGGCGGCGACGAGTACATCTACCAGCGCGAGCCCGGCGCGGTGCTCTACGAGGCCGGCTGCGACCTGACGCAGATCGGCCGGCGATGGCGGAACCCGATGTTCATGCCGCGATGGGCCGCTCGGCTCCGCTTCGAGCTGACCGAGGTGCGCGTGCAGCGCGTACAGGAGATCACCGAGGAGGACGCGCGTGCCGAGATCGGCGACTCGCTCCACGGCGTCCTCGACGACACCGAGATCTGCCGCCTGGCGAAGCTCGCCGGCTGCATGGCCACGGATACCCGCGCGTGGTTCGCGGCGGCGTGGGACATGATCCACGGGCGCGGCGCGTGGGAGCGCAACGATCACGTCTGGGCGCTGACGTTCAAGCCAGCAGCGCCGGCGGAAGGAGCGACGAGGTGACGGGCATCGAGCACATGGCCGCCAGGAAGGAGACGCGCCGGCTCCGCGCGCTCCACCGGCTGGTCGTGGCGGCGGTCAAGCACGCCGACGCGATCGAGGAGCCCAAGGCTGTGACCGGGCCGGACAAGTACGACCGGTCCATGTCGACGGGCGCCGCGGTCTCCGCGGCCGCGATCGACTTCGCCCGCTCGCTCAGCAAGACCGACAGGGAGCGGTTCGGGCGATGACGGAGTCCGACGTCGACAAGCTCCGCCAGCTTCTCGATGCTGCGCGTTGGGCTGCTCGATCGTACGATCGGCGTGGCAGGCCCAAGACGCCGTGCACTTGGTCGCATCCGCTCTGCATGGGCAGGGCGATGGACACCGGCTGCACATGCAAGGCACCCGGCCGCGACGATCGCGATCGTATGCTCGGCGAGTGCGCCGATCTGCTCGAGCGCGTGCTCGCGGATGCCGAGGTCACCCCATGAGCCTCGCCTGCGGAGCGGCGTCGCGGCCGACGAGTACCAGCGCGGCGCCGCGCACGCGGAAGCGTGACACGAAATAGCAGTTGACAAGTCGTGGGGCGCTGGGCATGATGGGGGCGTGACCACCCCAGATCTCATCGCCGCCTACGCCCGTTGCGAGGCTCGCCGTGCCATCTCGGTCCGCCGGGTCGACCCCGATGGCGCCGAGCGCATCGTGCAGGCGGCCCGCGCCGAGTGCGAGAGGATGAGGGCAGCGGCGGGGCTGGGGACGATGGGAGCGACGTTCGTTGGTTGAGCGCAGGCCGCCTCACGGGCGGCGAGGAGGTACCATGTCGAACACCGTCACCGTCACCGGCGCGACGATCACGGACGAGCAGATCCGAGAACTGCGGCTCTCGTGCGCTCGCATCCTTGCGAACGAGGAAATGCTCGGTCACGTTCAGAGCAAGGACTGGGAGCGCGTCCTTGCGGACTTCAACGCGTGTGATGCCGCGCTCGGCCGCGTGCGCAACTCTAGGCGTGCCCCGGGATACAGGGCCGAGGCACGTGCCCGCTGCGCCGCCGCCTGGAACGCGCGGCATGGCAAGGAGGGGCGGTGAGCAAGCACGTCGGACCGGTCCATTGGCGGTGCGACCGCTGCGGCCATCTCGGCCCAGAGGTCGACGCAAACGAGGTGCTTCCGTACCAGTGGCTCTCGCTGGACGTTCTCCCCGGCATCCCGCAGCTCCGATCCGAGGCGGCGCGCCGGTCGACCGTCCACCTCTGCGAGGGATGCGCGAGGGACTGGCTGTTCTCGGTGCTCACCGTCGCGTCGGATGACGTGGAGCGACTGCGTTCGCTCTGGCAACGCCTGCCGGAGCCGCGACCATGAGCGCCCGGGCCGGAGTGGCGAGGGCGCCGAGGAAGCAGCAGGCGCCGCCGCACGAAGCGCGTGTCTCTCGAGCTCGCGATCGCTGCGCCGCCGTCTTGAACGCGCGGCATGGCAAGGAGAGGCGGTGACCCGCGCGCGCAGAGCCGCCATCGTGCGGCGAACACGGCTCTACCTGGCGACCCTGATCGAGGTTGTCCACACGCACGCGGACGGCCTCTACGAGGGCTGCGAGTCGGACGAGGAGTGCGCTCTCGCGAAGTCAACGGCGCTGCGTCTCGCCGAGGAGATTCGAGCTCGGACCGGCAGGCCATCAAGCCCCACCCCGGAGCCTCGCTGATGCCACCCACACCGTTCGAGATCCGTGCCGCCGAGATCGCCGAGTGCGGCAGCGGCTCGCCGATGACGCCAGATGAGCGCGAGGGCTGGCGCGGGTTCCCGGCCGTCGACCAGGAGCGAGCGACGATGACGAGACGCCCCGTGGACGCCGATGACACCGGCGCCGACGGGACAGCTTGTCTGTCCAGAAAGGTACTGACATGAGACGACTAATGATCCTGGTCTTGATTCTGATGGGCGGATGCGTGGAGGACCCCGGCATTGGGGTCTTGGCGCAGGCCGAGCGGAACGACAACCCGAACCCCCAGGACCGGGCGGGCTGCGACGAAAAGCCCGGCGGCGGGTGCCCGCTGCCGGATCCGCAGCAGACGTTCGACGCCAACCAGTGCCACAACGTCGAGTACTACTGGGATCACATGCTCGAGTGCTGGGCGGCCGGCATGGAGGTGTGGGACGGGCTGTGCGATACCACGACGCCTCCATCCCGACCGTGGGATGTCCCCGGAGAGGAGGTGATCGATTGGTCGACGTGCAGCGGCGATCGACTGCCGCCGTACACCTGCAAGTCGTGCGGGCTGTTCGACGGCAGGTCGCCGGACGATCCGGGGAGACCCAACCCCTCCTGTACGGAGGTGGAGGGCGCAGGGCACCCGAACCCGGGGTTCTGGCCCCCGCAGGGGATCGACTTCAACCGCTGCTGGTGGGGCGACACGCGGTATCGCGATGGGTCGGTGATCTTCCCAGGCGGAGGACCGCGCCCTGGTCCACTTGACGAGCATCCGCAGGTGCCGTGGTTTGCGCCCTGGACCGAGCGCCAGATCGAGGCGGCAGATGCGCCGGCGCCGGTGCTCTGTGTCGAATGGTCTGGAGTCAACCTCTGCGTCTCACGACAGCGAGTAGGTGACATCGAGTCGTTGCGGATGTACTCGTTCCCGCGAGAGTAGCCGTTCCAGCTGCCGCGGTCCCCGTCTGACGCTACACCCGCGACTACGAGCGCATGCCTCGCTCGGCTGACACCGACACCCCGGAGCCTCGCTGATGCGCCAGCCCAGCGCCCCATTCCTCCCCATCACCGCGATCCGCGCGCACCTCCCCGAGATGGAGGGCCGCGACGTCTCGCGCATCTGCCGCGGCCCTGGTGGGTTCCTCGAAGCGTACGAGGACGCCGACGGCAACCCGGCCCGACTTCCGCCGTGGTGGCACGCGAGGCGCGCGGCCTTCATCGCGCGGATGCACGGGCAGGCGGTGCGCAGGGGCGAGCCTCCGCGCGACGCCCAGGGTCGGCTCACGCGGAGATCGTTCGCGCTGTTTGCGTGGGCGTTCGACTGTGAGGCCCAGGAGACCAGCCGATGACCCTCGACGAGCTCTACGCGTCCATCATGCCGCCACTCGTGGTGCACCGCGCAGTGCTCTCGCAGCGCACGGCTCCGTGCGGCGCACTGCTCGTGACGCGGGATGCGCCGCCCCTCGGTACGCTGCACCCCGAGCGGGTGACGTGCCCGGACTGCTCCGAGCGGATGACCGAGGAAGAGCGCTGATGCCATCCGCCGCCACTCTTACGCTCGTCCCGCTGACGCTCCGCGAGGCCAACGCCTTCGTGTCGCGACACCACCGCCACCACCGAGCGGCTCGCGGGTGTCGGTTCTGCGTCGGCGCGAGGCGCGGAACCGAGTTGGTCGCCGTTGCGATCGTCGGACGGCCGGTCGCTCGCCGTCTGGACGACGGCACGACAGCCGAGGTGATCCGGCTGGCGTCGATCGACGGGCCACAGGAGAACGGGCACGCGAGCGGTGCGTGCTCGAAATTGTACGCCGCTTGCTGGCGCGCCTGTCAGGCAATCGGCTACCGCCGGATCGTCACCTACACGCTGACAGGAGAGAACGGGGCGAGCCTGCGTGCAGTGGGGTGGCTTCGCATCGGAGAGGCGGGCGGTGGTTCATGGTCACGCGACGAACGGTTGCGCGAGGACAGCCACCCGCTCGAGCGCAAGGTTCGATGGGAGATGTCCACGAAGGGGCAACGCTGATGCCGTCAACCACCGCACCACCGGAACTGACCTGGCGCGACGTCTCCTCCTACGAGCGCGGCGAGCGCGGAACCGTCGAGTCGTGGGCCTGGTCGCTCGACCTCGCCGACGGTGTGCAGGTCACCGTCCATCGCTGGCGCGGCCTCGGCGGCTGGTATGTCACCTGCCATGTTCTCAAGGTCGACACCGAGGCGTTGTCCGCCACGACGCCGGCCGCGGCGCGCAAGCAAGCGATGATGGTCCTGCGCAAGCGAGCCCGGCGGATCCTGGCCGCGCTGTCCGTGTCGCCAGAGGAGCCACGCTGATGCGCGACCCCATCGACATCTCAGCACGCCGTTACCGCCTGCTCCGCGACGCGCGGATCCGCCAGATCGCAGACGCCTTCGCCAGCTCGCCGGCGATCATCACGACGGACACCGCCAGTCGCCGCGAGCTCGTCCTCATGACCGACGACCCGCTCGAGCGCGGCAGCCGCCGCGTGACGTACCTGGCCAAGGACGGTCCGCGCGGGCACTTCACGAGCGCAAGCCACCGAGCCCTCATCGAGCACGTCGCCGACGGGTATCCGGTTCACGCGAGGCCGGCCACCGATGCCGACGTGATCGTGTGGACCTCCACGCCGGAGTACGCGGACGGCGCCCGCCGCGTGCTCGAGGTTCAGCGGGCGAACGAGGCAAGACGATGACCTCGCTCATTCCATGCGAGCGAGTGGTCGACGATCTCATCTTCGCGGAGTCGCCGCGTGGCCAGGCCGTGTTCTCCATGGACCGCGCCTACCGCTACCTCCTGCGCCGCTGGCTCTCATCGCGCGTCGACCGTCCAGCGGACGACCTCGGGCGTGTCCTGGCAGTCTGCATGGTCAACCCGAGCGACGCCGACGCATTCGAGGACGATCCGACGATCAACGAGCTGATCCGACGCTCCTCGCCGATCGGCGCCGACACGCTCGAGGTGGTCAACCTGTTCGCGCTCCGATCGTCGAACCCGAGCGCGCTGCGCGCTGCCGGGCCGGCGCAGTACGCCGGCCATAACGCGATCAACGATCGCTTCATCCGCGCCGCTGCGGCGCGCGGGTTCATGACGATCGCCGCCTGGGGTAACAACGGAGTCCACTACGACCGTGCCGCGCTCGTGCGGAGAGCGGGAGGCGCGCTGCACGGCGTCGAGCTGCACTGCCTCGGCCTCACCTCCGATGGCTACCCGAAGCACCCGCTTGCGCGCGGCAAGCACCGCATCCCGCGGAACCTCGAGCCTGCGAGGCGGTCGCCGTGAGCGATGACTACGTCCGCCAGCTCCTCGAGGTGCAGGACGCCTACCAGAACGCCGCCGAGATGCTCGCCCGCGTGGCCGCGGAGCGCGACCGGCTCGAGGCCGAGCGTGATGAGGCGCGTGCCGAGGCGGCCCGGCTGCGGCGGCTGGCTCGCGACGTTGCCGGCCTGAAGGACCCATACCAGGAGATACCATGACCACCTTCCACCCCACCCACCGTGCTACCATATGGGCCTCGCCGTCCTCGGAGCCGCGAGTGATCGACCTGGCACTCGCCGACGGCAAGTACCGCGACCGCCGGGGCCGCGTCATGGCCACCGAGGACGACGACGGACGCCGGTTCTGGCGCGGCCCCTACGCTTCGAGCTGGCAGCTCCGCGGCATCCCCGGCCGCCGAGTTCGAGCACCAGGCTCGCGGCATTGGGTCACGGTCCGGCTCGGCGCGCAGCGGATCTCTGTCCCGGTAACCGCCGACGAGCGGAAGGCGTTCCGAGCCGCGGCCAGGCGCGCCGGTGCTCGCGGTGTCAGCGGCTGGCTCGCCTCGCTGGTCGGAGGATCGGCCGATGGCGGCGCGGCAAGGATCCGGGAGGCCGGGATCGCGGCGGCTGGATTCCGCCGGAGGTGACGCGAGGTTACGAGAATACAAGAATCGACACGAGTCACACGATTTCCTCTTGCGGTTTTCGTGGGACTGAGTAGAGTAGGGGCATGGAGAACACGACGAACGACAAGCTGGCGGCCGGCACCCGGATCATGCTCCCCGACGGCCAGCTCGGCGAAGCGTACCCCACCGGCGGCGACACCTACCGGACGGTCTGCTGGACCGGAACCGGCTGGCGCGAGGATCTCGGCTGGCGCCGCTGGCAGCTCAGGCCGGTCGAGGTGGTTCGGGTGGTCGGGTAGGGGGGCGCCCTGGCGGGGGCATAAAACCGGGTTAGGCCGCCAGCGTCGCGCGAGAGCGCGGGTCCCATGAGCACGAACATCCGACCCATGACCAAAGACGAGTCGAATCAAATCGCTGGTCGCATCGCCGCCGAGCACGGCTGCGAGATCCAGCCGGGGGCATTTCGCCGCACGGCGCTGGTCGTGCAGCGCAGGTACCAGCGGGGCGACATCCAGGACCGCCGCCGGTGGGTGTCGTGATCGCCGTCCTAGACACCCGCGAGGGCAGCGCGACCTGGGCACGCATCGTCTCGCTGCACGATACCGGCAGCGAGGCCGGGCAGCGAGGCCGGTGGTCGCGGGTGGCGCAGGAGGGGCGGTCGTGAGTCCCGCGGCCCTGCACGATCGGCTCGTCATCGCCGAGCTGGATAGCGCTCTCGACCCCGACTGCCGCCGAGTCATCGGCGCCGAGCGGATGACGCTTGGGCTCGCCATCGAGTCCGGTGACGAGGAGCGCATCGAGGCCGCCGCCAGCGAGGCGGTCCGAGTCGCCGAGATGTGGGGCGTCGACCTCGGCGCTGAGTAGCTGTTATCCACTCCGGGCCGCGGCCCGGCCCCATTGAAACGCGCCGGCCGGTGTTCGGTCGCCGCAGCAAGAAACGTCTACGAGGCGTGGCTTCGATCCACGCGAGGAGAGCAGATCCGATGACCAGCATCCTGAGCACCGCGACCACCACCGCGACCACCACCGTCTACACGCTGATCCCGCTCTCGCGGGCGCCGAGCGCGTCCCGCCTCCACGAGGAGGCAATGTCGTCTGTTCGCGTCGAGCGGATACCTGCGCCGCTCGGACTCGTGCCGGCGCTTCCGCTCGCGATGTCCGCGGCGCCCCTCGGCGAGCGCCTGCGACCGGCCGCGGTCTACCTCTGCACCGACTCGGCGCCGATGCCGGCGGGACGGGCCGATGCGGCGGCCCGTGAACGAGCGCGCGAGTACATCGATGCCGCGGTCTGGACCGTCGCCGACGGCGTGGTCACGCCGTACTCGCTCGCGGATGGCGGCGGCTGGCCGCAGCCGTCGATCTGCACGGAGCTCGTCGACGCCCGGTTCGTCGGCGGCTGCCCGTGACCTTCACGGAGGCCGTCGCCGAGATCCGTTACGCCAAGGAGACCCCATGACCACCGATAACCCCGACCCGCACGACGGGCCGACGCTCGATCTCAGGCCGGCATCGATGCTGCCGCCAGAGGACCACAGCGACTGCGCAGAGTGCGACGCGATCGAGGCCGAGCCCGGCCCCCCTGCCGAGATGATCGCTGCCCTGGTGACGGAGGCGCTCGATCCGTCAACCCCGAGGACGCGGCTCTCGCGCGGCGATGTCGGTGCGTGGATCGCGGGCCTGCCGGCCCACGGCGAGGCCGACACGATGACGGCGCTGCCTGAGCAGCTAGGCGAGCACGCGCAGCCCCTGCCGACGCCGAGCAGCCCGGCCATCGTCGATCTCGTGCTGGCCCGGATCCTGTCGGCGAAGGCCCGCGGCGTCATCCAGGCGCGCGACAAGATCGGGGTGTCGCGCTACGGCACGCGTCTCCGTCCCCACAACGGCCGCGACGTCCAGCGCGACTTCACCGACGAGGTGGCAGATGCGGTGAACTACGCGATGCAGGGTCTCGTGGAGGCTGAGGATGACGCTGCACGAGCAGCGTGGGAGCACCGGTTCGCGATGGCCGTGGCGATGCTCGAGGAGGCGGTGGGTGAGGCGCCCCGGCGAGCGGGCGGGCTCGTGCTGGCCGGTGACGAGATCGACGCGCTGGCGTCGCTCGACCGCGCCCTGTCTCGGGAGGCGTACGACGGCAGCATCAGCGATGAGATGAGGCCGCTTCTCGCGCTGATCCCGAGGCTGCTGAATCGGCCCGAGCCCGCCGCCGAACCGGCGCAGCCGCTCATTCCCGGCTCCACCTGGACCGGTCCCGACGGCACGGTCTACGACGTGGTGCGGCCGGAGGACGTGGGCGACAGGCCGAGGTGGGGGCTTACAGAGTGTATGGCGAGGATATGTGTCGGCGGTGGTCCCCCCTCCGCCCCCCTCCTCGGCCTGCCAGCGGACGCCGATGACGAGGCGGTGCGGGCGGCGGTGGAGGGACTGCGCAGCGAGCACGACAGGTGGCGCGGGCTGGCCCTCGCGACGGAGAAGTACGAGCGCGAGCATCACGAGGCACAGGCCAGTTTCATCGCCGAGGAGTCTGCTCACCTCGAGACACTGGCCACGCTGGCCGAGACCCGCTCCAAGCTCGCCGCCGCTGACCGGGCGTGTGAGGCGAGCGGAACGGCGCTTCGCAACCTGAGCGCCGCCTACGACTCCCTCCGTGATCGCGTGGTGACCGTTGCCGACGAGGCGTTCGGGCCGTTCCCGGTGCAGACCGCCGAAGAAGCGTTGACGGCGATCGAGGGCGGGGTCACCGCGTTGCGCCAGCGCTTCAACGCCGAGGAGGCGGCGCACCTGGAGACGCTGAGCAAGATGAGCGATCTGGCCTCTGCCAACGCGGCTGTCGCCCGAGACCTCGCCGACATCATCGATGACCACGACGAATCTGACGCTTCCGCCATGCCGATGGCGCGTAAGCTCCTGCGCATCCAGAGGCTCGTTATGGAGGGCGCGCGCGCAAAGGAGACTGCGGATCGGCAGCGCAAGGCGCAGGCGAGGCGCGTCGTCAAGACGACCAAGGGCGCCAAAACGATCGATGCCGACGCGGTGGCCGGAGCCCTGCGCGCGCTCGCCAAGGCGGGCACCAAGAGCGCGACTGCCGCCGAGATCTGCGAGCAGATCGGCTGCTACCGAAGCGCGCGCGGCTGGAGCAGGCGTGCCATGCGAGGATACAGCCTGGTTGGCCAGATGCTCCAGAAGCTCAAGCGCGACGGCAAGGTCACGCTGCGCGGCAAGCGATGGGCGCTCACGAGGAGCGGACGATGAGCGCGGCCCACCGCGGCGAAGGCGCCTCGCCGCTCTGGATCGCTCAGGCACTGCACCACGCGGCTCAGGAAATGCCAGCGCTCGACGTGCTCGAACACGAGCAGATCGCAGCGATCGTCGCTCGCCACATGCTCGAGCGCCTACCCATGCCCGCGATCCAGGCGGTCATCGAGCAGGCCGCCGCCGGCCCGGGCATGACGTCGCCGCTCGCGCAGGCGATCGCCGAGCGCGCCTGCTCCGCCATCCTCGCGCTGCTCTCGGACGGGGAGGCCGGCGACCCCGCGAACGACCGCGAGACGTATCTCGAGGTCAGCCGCGCACTCGACGCCGTGGGGGCGCCGCGGATCGCGGAGCCGGCTGCGAAGATACCGGGAGCGCGGCCCCGGCCATACTCGCTCGCCGAGCGGGTGCGGTGGCTGGGGACGCGGGTGCACGGCGGAGGGGAGCGGTGACCCACGTCAGTTCTCATCGCGTCGAGGCACTGCTCCTGCTGGCCGTCGACATGATCGAGGACGGCGCCATCTCGGGCGGGATCCTGGCGGCGGCCGTGCGCCATCTCGGGCTGGATCCGTTGCCGGGTCGAAGCCACGACTGGAAGGGCGATGGACGATCGCTGTGGTACGCCGCGTGCGATGCAGAGAAAGCTGCCGAGGATGGCCAGCATGTGCACCTCGAGTCCCGCGCCCGGCGCATCGCCACGCTGCAGCAAGCGGCCGGTCGAATCCATCGCGAGATCCTCTCCGTCGCCGTCTTCTGCGCCTCCCTGGCCGGCGTGCGAGACGAGTGCCTCCTTCGCCTCAGCGCCGCTGCCCCGGCCGACGCGATGATTCTGCTCGACCACTTCGAGGAGCCTGGCGCGAACCAGCCCTGGTTCCGCTGGCCGGCGCAGGATCCGAGGGAGTGGAAGGAGGTGGAGCGGCACGGGCATAGATGGCTGCCGTGGACGGCCGGTGATCTTGAGCGCGCTGTTCGGTGTCAGGCCGACATGGTCGGGCCGGGCGTCGTGCGTGTGGCTCGCCGCTGCACGTGCGGCGTGTTCGAGCACGAGGACCTGGCGCGGCGGCGTGAATTGCGAAGGTCGCGAGAGATACCGTTCGGCGTGGACGAGACCGCGTGGTCCGACGATGACATCGACCGCGTTACGCGCTGGGGCAACGAGATCCAGATGCCGCGCGGTCCGATTGACCCGGTCTAGACCAACAGAACAGGAGGACCGATGTCCAACGAATTGAACCGCGGCCTGCGCTGGGGCCAACTTCTCGCTGGTATCGAAGGCGCTCGAGCGCAGCTCGACCTGGCCGCGCGCGCCATTGATCTGTTGAGCAAGGATGACCAGGAGCGCCTCCGCAATGCTCGCGACCTGCTCGCGGCAGTGGAGCAGCGTGCCTGGAGTCGAAAGGATGCAGAGGCACGAGACGGCAAAGGAGGTCGCCGTGAGCGATAGTGGGTCACGTTTGCGCTGCCCCGACTGCGACCGCCCGATGGCCACTGGTCGAGACCTGCGCGCTGATGATAGACCGCTGCCAGAAGACGCGGAGCTGTGCTGGCGCGAGTTCAATGCCGAGTGCTACGGCGAGCGCGTTGACTGGCGGGCGCGATGCCTCGTGATTCAGGCGGAGGTCGACCGCCAACGGGAACGCGCGCTGGCCGCCGAGGAAGCCTACGACGCGATCCTGGACGCGGTCGAGCAGCTTCCGGTGTACCTGCTCGACGATGGCTCAGGATCGGAGGCGGGCGCGGTCGAACGTATCGAGTACGCCGCTGATGAACTGCGGAGACAGGGGTGCGTCGTACGCTGGCGCAGGACCGGGCGTCGCTAGCCAGGCCGCTCTGCCGGTGACTTCCGACGACGAATGGATACAGGAGGAGACGATGGCGAAGCGAGTTGCGAAAGTCGTCGGGCGAGCGCTCATCTACCGCGTGATCGTGTGCCCGTTCTGCGACAAGCAGACGACCGAGAACCCGGTGATGCCGTGGTGCGTGAATTGCCGCGTCGAGTATTACGAGTCAGAGGACCGCGAGACCGGCGAGACACGTCTCATGTTCGACGACAAGCGCAAGACGCCGCGCTTCGCCTGGGGCAAGGCGCTGAACGCGGCCGGCGGGTTCCGCATCGGCAAGGGCTAGACCGGCCGCTCCGCCCACAGAAGCGACCGCATCCGTTCGATCCCGCCCGGCAGCGTCAACGCGCTGATGTCCGCGTCGCCCACGGGCGTCGTGTGCGGGTAGCCCTCGAGCTCGGCGAGCATGTTCCCGGCATGGCCCGCGTACTGCCAGGCCCATAGCTCGACGAACCCCAGGTCGCGCCACCACGCGGCCGGCAGGGTCGGCGTGTACGCGGCGATCCATCCGTAGCGACACCCGAGCGTCGAACGGAGTCCGAGCGACCGGAGCCAGCCGCCGAAGTACAGCACGACCTCGCGCCCGGTCCGCTGGCGCACCCGCTCGACGAACGCATGCGCGACATCCGAGACGACGCCGGCCCCGCGGCGCGACACGATCGCGTCATTACCGGAACCCTCCTCGATGTCCACGATCGGCCACAGGTCGCCGACGTCCCAGCCGCCCGCGCGCTCGATCGTGTCGAGGTAGTGGTCGGCCTGCGCTGCGCCTGGACAGTCGAGGCGCAGGAAATGATACCCGCCGCGGAAGAAGTCGACGCCGTAGCGAGCGCCGCCGGCATCACGGATCGCCGCCCAGTGCGGCTCGAGATGGCGGTGCGGCCGGAGCCCTTCGCTGGCCTTCAGGATGGCGCCGTGCCATGGGGCGCCTGCCGCGGCGAGGTCGGCCCAGCACGATGGCGATGGAGGGTAGGCGTGATCGACGAGGAGAGGGGATGTCACGCAAGAGATGTACCACGCCCAGGCGAACCGGGCGCGCCGATTTTCGTGTTACGGCCGTTGACGGAGCCTGATATCGGTGTTACAGGTATTGTCATGATGAACACGGCGAACGGTAAGACGATGTGGAAGTTCCAGACGGTCGACGCAATCGACGCCTCCGGGATGCACGAAGGCTCGCCCACCGATGCCCGCGGGTTGAGGCTCCGCGCTGAGAGCGGGTACGGCTGGGTCAACATGGGTGACGGCTGGCTCCAGATCTCGGTCGCCATTCGCAAGGTGGATGTCGCCGAGCAAATGGCGGCGCTCGTGAGGGCCGCCTGATGCCCCGCCGCGCCGGCAAGCGCGGCCCCGGTCGCCCACCCCTCGGCGCGCTTGCGCGCTCGCGCTACGTCCCGATCAAGGTCACGGAGGCCGAGTACGAGCGCATCAAGTCTGCCGCTGACGCCGCCGGGATCAGCGTCTCGGGGTACGTGCGCCGCAAGCTGCTCGGGGATGTCGCCAGCCTCCCCGCCGTCCGCAGCACGATCCTCGCGTAGCCGCGCCCAAGCCCGTCCGGGCAGTCGCCAGCGCGCCAGCCGACCCATCCGCATCGGTACCCGGACAGCGTCTGGAGCCACGTGCCGCCGTGTCGTCGCCATGCTCGCAGCGCCTCGGCACCGGCTGCGTACCCGACCGGGAACGCCCGCATCGCCTGACACCGGCCGGGGCGCGGGATCACCTGCATCACGCCGCAGTGCCACGGCTCGCCCGAGCGCCCCTCGGTGAGCCCGCTCTCGTGCCACGCCACCGCAAGCACGATCTCCGGCGGCAGGTCGGCGCCGGCCGCGTCGATGGCGTACCGCGCGTGAGCCAGCGAGGCGGGCACCGTCGGCGCGAATAGCGCGAGGCGCCAGGCGAGGAGGAGCGCGGCGAAGAGGGCGGTCACGGCAGCTCGCGCTCAAACCGTCGCCACGGACCATCGTCGATGCGATAGCGAGCCAGGCGCCACGAGCCGGCCTCGGCCCACGCGAACGCCATCCGCTCGTCGACGAGCCATCGTAGCGCGCGGCACGCGTGAACCCACGCGACGGCAGCGCGCGTGCGAACCTCGACGCGCACCTGGTAGACCATGCCGTGAGCCTGGGCCTCGCGGACAGTTGTGAACTTCACGCTCACGGCCCGAAGCACTCCACGACGACGTCCTGCGTCGCCACGGTCAGCGGGTCGACCAACGCCCGCACCGTGCACGCGCACACCGCCGGCGTGGTCGGCGTCGCTACCGTGCAGTCGGCGATAGCCACGCACGGCAGACCCTGGCAGGGGTAGCGCACCGGGCACGACTGCGCCGGCGGGCACTCGGCCGCGTCGCGGTACGGAGCCACGGGCGGCGAGGAGGTGCAGGCGAGGAGGAAGGAGATGAGGATGGGGCGGATCATGGGGTCTCCGTTGACGGGCTGGCCGTCGTGCCTTACGATATCAGGGCGCGGATGGTCGTCTGCTCGTGGCAACGCGAGCACCCGGGCGACCGGCGGAAGCCGACCGACGCGCAGCCCTTCGGGTCGGCTCGGAATCGACTCGCGATGCTGCGGCGGGGCTCCAACTAGAACTTGGGGCAGGGCAACCCGTGATCACAGCGCTCCCACCTGCACCTGGAACCTCCGCCCGCCCAGCATCTCCGCCCGGGTCGCGTCCCAGCCATCGCGAACCTGAGCAGCGCTCGGCTCCGGCGCGGGCACGAGGCCGCGCGGTCGGTCCGCGGTCGGGTACAGGATGCGCGCCACGGCGAGCCCGGCGGCGCACCCGGCGACTTCGAGCCCGGCGTCGGCGAGGATGCCGCCGATCTCGCGCTTCGCTGGGCCCCACGACACCTCACCGTTGGCTGCCGTCCCGGCGATAATCGCGGCCTCGACGCGGTCCGCGTACTCGTCGGCACGCTGCTCGACGGTAAGCTTCGCGCAGTCGATGACCGCGTCCTTCACCGCCGAGGCGGTGCGCTTGGCGCCGGCGCAGCTCCAGGCGCCCATCGCGCCCACGGTCAGCGCGGCCCCGGCGAGGATCGCGAGGAGCGACGGGACGGCAGATCCGCGCTCGGCCTGGCGGGTGGCTGGCGGCAGCGGGCTGCGCGTCACCAGCGCGGCGAACACCGCGACCGCGCCGACCAGCATCCCGCCATTCGGTGTCTGTCCATTTGCCACGAGATCGACGCATCCTCCGAGCGCCGTGACGCCGGCCGTGTAGTAGAGGGCGCGCTTGGGATCGACGCGCAGCGCGATCACGAGCAGTCCGAACACGACGAGCACACCGGCCCCAAGGAACTCCCCGCGGCGCCAGAGCTGGCGGACCTCGTCCACGGTCGGCTCGGCGGCAGGTGGCGCGGACATGATCGCGGGCGCGGGCGTTGCGGAATCGCCAGCAGCAGGCACGGCAAGCGCCGACGGATCGGTAGCGCCTGCCGTGTCGGCCCCCGCCGCCGCGGTCAGCGCCAGCACGATAGCGGCCACGGCGATCGAGGCCAGGAGGATGCCGCCGGGGTAGCGCGCGGCGTGAACGATGGAGCGGGCGGTCATGGTGTCGGTCCTTTCGTGTCGGCGGCCGGCGTGCGGCCCTGGAGTCGGTAGACGATGCTTTGGAGCTCGCGGACGTCGATCCGGAGCTGGCGGACTTCCTCGGCCTGGATTCGGGCGCGCTCTGCCGCTGCCCCGTCGTCGCGCGCCGCGGACAGCAGCTTGGCCACGAGCGCCAGCAGTGCGCCGAGGCCGGGCACGAGGGCGGCGGCGGCGCGGCGTTTCGCGGATGCCACGGCCGACTCGAGTGCGCGCATCCGCTTGTCAGCGCCGGCCGCGACCTCGGCCGCGTCCTCGGCCGCAGCTTGCGCGGCATCAGCGCGCTCGCCCGTGTCGGGGATGGTCCGGCGCCGGCGACGGCTCACCTCGTCGACCACGCTCACCGGGATCCCGTTCGGGTCCGTATACCGCGGCGCGCTCGGCCGCAGGTCCAGCGTCTCCCTGTCGAGGGTCAGCGGGGCATGGTTGCCCAGCCGAGGAGTCGGATCGGAGTCTGCCACCGCAGGTTAGACTTGCACGCCTCATCGCGAGGGTCGAATTCTCGTTCGGGCAAGGCTAGCGAGAGCCTGGGCACCACCGCCATCGATCGCCGATGTGCCTCTCGAGCGCGGTCAGGCACCGATCGCGGTCGCCTGCGAGGCGGTGGATCTCGAGCTGGCGCCTGTACTCGCGCTCGCCGCGCTCGAGCAGTTCCTGCACAGTGCAGCCGGCTGCAACTGCCTTCCTCTCGAGCATGGCCCGTCGGTAGATGGCGAGACGCTCGGATGCGGTCATCGGCCGTGACCATGCCGGGCGTTCCAGGCGGCGGCACAGCGGGCGCGGGCCTTCGCCCGCGTATCGAACGCCGGCGGGATCGCGCGGGAGAGCGCCGTCAGGCACGCCGCGGCTGTGCCATCGTTCCAGTTGCGCGATATCGCAAGAAGCTCGCGGATCTGATCGTCGGTGATCGTGTCGGCGGTGACCTTCACGACGCCACCTCGCACATCTCCAGAAGATCCCGTAGCAGGTCGATGCGCTCCGGCCCGCACACGATCGGTCGGTCCGAGCATGCCTCCCGGAGCATCTTGCGCAGCATCTCGATCTGCGGCTCCGGGAGGTCGCGAAGGCGGCGGATCTGAAGCTCCAGCGCCATCGAGAGCGCATCCTCTCTGGTCACGTCAGCCCCGACCATGAGCCTCGTCGGCCGCTCCAGCGTGATTCGGATGCTCTCCAGGACCGCGCCCGACAGGCGTTTCATGGGGCAGCCTCCGCAAGCGCAAGAATCCGGGTCGCCACGGTCTTGGCCGACGTGGACTCCATGGCCTTGCGAACCTTCCCGATGAACCATTCGATCGACTCGATCTGAATGCCGGACCCGGCGGCCTCGAGTACGGAGATCAGCGCCCACTGCTCCACAGATCCCGGATCGACACCGCACTTGGCCGCCACCAACTGCTCCACCGCGCGAGCATAGACCTCGTGATGGACCAGCACCGACCGCTCTCCGAGCACCCGCTCACGGCGAGCCTGGCGGCGCACGGCATCGTGGATCCTGGCGCGCGTCCACTTTCCGCGAAGCCGCGATTGCAGCGCGTGATACGCCTCGTGAGCAGCGTCACGAACGTCCGACGCGTCGGATCCGCGAGCGCGAACTGCCGCGATAACAGCGCTGGCCTTCACAGCACCACCTCCGCCCCGCGCAGCCTGACCATCGCCGCGTCGAGACGCCGCTGCAACTCACTCGCGCGGCGCCGCTCGTAGTCGAGCATGCCCTGGAGGCACTGCGCACGCGCCTCGGCATCGCTCGGGTGTGACGGGACGATCGGTGCCGGCGGCTCCGTGTCGTACACGATGTGCACGGGGAGCAGTTCGGCCGGCAGGATCGGAGCGCCGGGGTGGTCCTCGCAGCCGTCAGCATCGTAGGCGATCTCGGAGCCGCAGACCTGACAGAGATCGACGTGGCGGGTCTCGATCCCGGCCTGCCCGAGGCACGTCTCGCAGGTCACCCGGGCGAGGTCTCCGGTCGCCCCACCGGAGCGAGTCTGCACCTGGTGCTCGGAGACACCGCACATGTGGAGGCCATCGGCGGTGAGGTGGTGCACGGCGGAGCGGCTGGTTCGGCTGTGGGTCCGTCGGGTCATGGGCTCATTATGCATCGGATGACGAACTTGTCAAACGTCCGATCGAACAATCCTGCAAGTGCGCATGACGACGATGGTTGACAGGCTGGCGGACGATGTGTATGGTTGGCAGGATGCGAAGGATTCCACCACTCTTCTTCTGCCCCGTCTGCGAACCGGGTGCCTTCATGCATATCGGTACCGCCATCCCGAAGGTGTGCTCGTCATGTCGGCATGACATGCAGCACGCGAAGACCGGCGCGGATCGAGATCATCTGCCGGCGTTCGCGCGTAGGCACCGCGTGGCTACGGAGCGACCGTGAAGATCAACGCCTGGGTCACGAAGTACGCCCTGACCAAGGGCGTGTGTGAGGTTGAGGTCGAGCTGCGCGGTGGCTACGCATACTCGACCTGCCGATTCAGGACGCAGTTTCGGCCGGAACACTGGTACCGCTTGAGAGCGAACGCTCAGGCCAAGGCCGAGGATATGCGGATCGCGAAGATCGCGAGTCTGCGGAAGCAGATCGCCAAGCTGGAGAAGCTGCGGTTTGATGGGAGGCGGCCGTGAAGATCTATACGCTCTGGCACGAGCCCATCGAGCCCGGAGGACTCCCATGGATCGTGGACGCGGTCGACCAGTCCATTGTCGACGAGAACAACGGGTTCCCCGAAAACTACGCCGACCTTCGCGCCCGCTCGTACCACCGCGAGATCATCATCGAGGTTCCGGGTCGCGCCATCCTGGCGGCATTCGAGTCGCCGCAGATCAAGGGGACGGTGAAGCCATGAGCGACGACCTTGCACGCAAGCTGCACGACGAGTTCATCGAGGCACCGGCAGACGCATGGGAGCGCGCGAATCCTGCGACTGTTGCGCGCTGGGAGCGCGTCGCCGAACTGGCGCGCGAGGTCACGTCGCAGACCACGCTGCACAACCTCGAGATGCTGATCCGTGTAAGCGAGACGGATCCGGAGGCTGCCCCGTTCCTGCCTGGCCTGAAAATGCTGGCAGAGAGCTGGCGTCGGGCGCGCGCGTATCCGAAGGCTCTCAGCTATGCCGAGGCGCGTCGGGCGCGCGCGTATCCGAAGGCTCTCAGCTATGCCGAGGCGCGTCGGGCGCGCGCACAGAAAGGAAGGCGATGATCGACGCGAATCGATACCGCGTGTGGTGCCTCTCCTGGGAGGATACCGAGGAAGACGGCTGCGACGTGGTCGAGCGATGGATCGACGGCGCGCCGCTGCCACGGGACACGATCGCGGCGACCTACAGCATCGACGCCGAGGACGCGGCCGAGCTATATGCCGAGTATGCTCACAACAACCGCGACGGCTGGGAGTGCACGTGGCCGCTGCGGTTTCGCGTGCGCAAGCCGGACGGCACCACCGAGGACTTCCGGGTCGAGCGAGACTACGACCCGACGTTCGCGGCGCGAGCGGTCACAAAGGAGGCGAAGCCATGAACCCCGTCGAAGCCATCATCAAGCTCGGCGCCCAGCTTGACGAAGAGCGCAACGCGGCGAGCGACCTGTGGACATGGCTGCCGTCGTATAAGGTAGCGGAGCGCTACCACGGTGACTACGCAACGGAGTTCATGCCGTCGGTCTCTGACGTGATGCGCGAGGCTGCGGCATGGTTCGCCGCGCGCCAGTACCCCGCCACCGACCGGGAGCGCGGCATGTTCGAGACGTGCCCATGCGGCGAGGAGCACGATCAATGAACTATCAACTCCCGAAATGGCCACAGATGTTCACCTCTGGTGCACGTGTCACCATGGATCAGGCGTGCGAGATCATCCGGCGAACCGACTCGTTCTTTCGTGGCTATGGCGGCAACGATGTCGCGTTCGACGAACGCCTCGGGGCTCGCCTGCGGATGCCGCATCGGTTTCGCTGGGACGGCTCCATGGATTCGGACGTCCATGGGCAATGGGAGCGCTCCCGAGCGTGGGAGCGCCGATGGGGTCTCATTGAGACGTCGTACGTTAGCAACGACTGGATCAGTTGCTGCTTCATCTTCGGTGCGCACGGATGGTGCCACCCAGACGGTGTCATCGCCTACGTTGACAACGTCGGTAAGTGGCCGACGATTGATGAAATCGCGCAGGACTGGACAGCCGTCGCCGTCGAGTTTCCCTTCCTGGACCTCGCCGCGACCTTAATGTCCGGCGAGGCGTGCGAGGACGGAACTGCGCCCGTGGCGACCATTCTCGTGTGTGACGGATACGTCGAGGTCGTCGACGGCGACATGCGGCATCACGATCGGTTCCCGTCGGTCTCCATCGATAGAGGGATGGAATCATACGCTATAACTGGACGCAGCGAGCACGGACCGATTCCCGAGACGTGGTACGCGGCATGGGAGAGTTTGGCTGCGGAGAAGCTCGAGGCGGCGGACCGACTGCGCAAGTTCTCGCAGGCGATCAGCGGGGAGCGTGAGTCGTGAGCCGCACCATCCACGAGCTGCGCTGCGCTGCTTGGTGGGGAAGGTGGGCGCGGATGTTTCACCTCGACAACCGAGATCTTCGTCGCGTGACGCGTCGAAGGAAGGATGCGGACGACCGCCGGTTACTGCGCGACGACTTGCTGCGCGCTACGGAGGACAGGGACCAATGAAGCTCTACAACGCACCCGTCGCCCCCAATAGCTGGATCGGAGAGGACGAGCACGGCATGCTCATGGTTTGGCCACGTGAGGCTAACGGATGGGCACGGCGTACCACGTGGCTCGGCGGCAGGCGCCACCTCACCGAGGTCGAGCCGGCGCTCGCCCGTGGAACCCGCTGGCCCGGGGCAGGACGCTCGCGCAGGCCGCGCGCTGCATCCGGCGAGGCGAGCCACGAACGGATCACGCTGCGGGCCACCGCCGGCGAGCGCGCGGCGTGGGAGCAGGCGGCGAAGGCATGCGAGGCTGGGCTCACGGTGTGGGCGCGGGACGTGCTGAACGCCGAGGTCGCCGGGAAGCGGGGCGGACGATGACCGCGACACAGGTCCTGGCTGGCTTTCTGTGGTCCGCGATCTGCTCGACGAGGGATGGAACGACCTCGCCGACGCCTTGCGGTTCCTGACCACGGGGCGGACATGACCGCTCGCCCCGTCACGCTTCGCCCGGGATACGCCCCGCTGCTATCCGGCTCGTCGCACCCGATCGTGCACGTCATCGACGCGGCGGGCGCCGAGCTGGCCACCGTGTGTGGCTACTCGTGGTGCGACGGATCTTGCGGCTTCCCCGTCGCTGTCATGCCCGGTCCGCGCGCTGGCGAGGAGCTGCGGATGTACGGGATCATGGTCGCGTGCGGCGAGGTCATGCAGCGCTGGCGCGACGGCCTCGGCGAGCGCTGGTCCGGCGAGCGCTGGGAGATCCCGGAGGCGCTGCGCGAGTATCTGATGAGGAGGATCTGGCTATGAACGACGAGCACGACAACTTTGCTGTCGGAGATCGCGTGATGTGCCCGCAGGGGTTCGCCGACCCGATCAGCGGCACCGTCACGAAGGTCACGCCGGCCACCGTCACGGTGCAGATGGAGGACGGACGATCCGAGCGGTTCCGCCGGCGGAAATGGGGCCGCGCGTTCGAGTGTCGCAAGGTGACGGAAGCCGACCTCGCGCGTGAGGCATGGATCCGCGCTCTGGAGGAGTGGGAGAAGATGCGCCCGCCGATGAGACGGATCGGGCTGTCGAAGTGGTACCGTCACGGCGACTACAGGATGTCGCTCGCGGGTGACGGATCGATGGGGTCGGACGTGCTCGATCAGATCATCGAGGAGGTCACCGCATTGCGCGAATGGCTGAGCAAGCGGCCAGAGGAGCCGAAGTGATGCTCTGGTGGCTATCCTGGGAGCAGGACGGCGATGACGGCAGACCGATGGAATGGCCACCGCCGGAATCCGTGCTTGCGTTCTGGGAGACCGGCATTGGCGCCGGATTCGTCTCGGTAGTTGCTCTCGTTCGAGCCGAATCTACAAAGGAAGCCGCCGAAGCAATCCGCCGCGCGTGCCCCATGCAGTGCTCAATGCTGTGCTCGTTCCCTTGATCTGTTACGGGATGCTGTCCAGCTTGGGATCACGGGACCGGATTCGTACCCGGGAGATGATCGCGTTGGGCGGCGCTCCGATGGCCGGGTCCCCGCCGATCCAGATCTCGTTCAGCGTGGTCGCTCCGACGTCGAACGCTAGCGGGTCGTAGTCCGAGCTCTCGACATTCCCAAGGGAGACCAGTCCGATCTGGTTGCTGCCAGATTCCGGCAGCGCCAGAGTGTTCCACCGCCCCCGCAGAGTCCATGGCTGAGACCAGTCCAGCGCCATTGCAGTCTGCGTTGTCGCCGTATCACTGTCGTCGGTGAGCGTGAACTTCGGGGCGCCCGCAGAACCGGTGTACAGTGCCCTGGATCCAGGGGTGCCGCCGTCGACCTCCGCGGCGACAATCGATTGATCGACCGGCGGCGTGCTGGTCGATAACACGCCATCAGCGTATATCTCGCCCTCAAAGTTCGCCTGTAGCTCGAGATCTCCGTCTCGACGTGCCGACGTTCCGCTATGCGTCGTCGCGGCATCCCAGATCAGGAACGGCACGTCCTCTGTGATGTCCAGCCACATCGCATGCGCCAGGTCAAATGAACCCACTGCGCCATCTCCGAGCGCTATACGGATATAGGCGTTTGGCGTGCTGCCAACCCACCCCTCCAGGGTCACCGCACATCGTTGCCAGATCGATGTGATCTGAACTGTTGCGATGTCGATCGTCAAGTCGTCGGTATCTCGCAACTCGATCGCCAGGTCGTAGCTCGTCACGCTGTCCTGCGTGCGCGCGTAGAACACTGCGCTGACAGTCCCGTTCGTGCCCATGACGATATCGAGATTGCGAATCGCCACATCGGCCGACTCCGTAGTGACGGTGATACCGCGCGGGAGGCCGGTTGGATCGACGACCCCGTGCGTCAGCGTCACGTCGGTCTCCGCCTCCCACTTGGCTCCGTTGGTGAAGTCATGCGATGAGATGCGATTGGAGCCCCCTGGGCTAGTCACCAGTCCGTACCCGCGATCGGCATGATGCCCGACGGGAATATGGCTCGCCGAGCACCGGATGAGCGTGGCGCCCGCAGTCCCGTCCGGGCCATGGACCCACGCCGCCTTGCTTCCGTCCCACGCGGTCAGCTCGCCGCTCGGGTCTCCGCCGAGCGACATCAACTCACCGACCTCCCCGGCCGATAGCGCAACGTTCCACAGCATCGCGCGTGCGATCTGGTTGCCGCCGGTCTGGCTGGCCGGTCCATCGCGACCGATGCGCAGCGGTGTGTTAACGGACGTGATGTCGCCGATGCCGCTCGTCGAACTGGCGGACGCCGACCCGAGGTCATCGTAGAGCCGCAACATACTCGCAACAGGATCATTGACCAGCACAGCCCAGTGGGGCGCCCTGTCGGTGACTGCGACGTCACCAGTTGCGGACGCGCTTGACGAGTCGCCCTGAAGCGCGACCTCGAGCTTGCCAGCGGCGTCGATCCGGATCCCCCAGCCAATGCCAGAATCGTCGCGGCGACCGATGAGCCCGCACGCAATCCCGAGACCACTCGGGACCGGCTCGTCGGTCCTGAATAGGATCGCTACGGTGAACGGCTCGGACAGGTCGAAGTTGCCATACTCGTCACCGTCGTCCGCGGCGCCGGTCGTCTGGAGATCGACAGCCGACCCCGCAGCCGTGCGCACAAACTGGTACGCGCTCGTAGAGAGCACGCGCTCGAGGTCCGCCCCGACGAGCAGGCGGTTGGGCCCGACGTCCCAGTAGCCGACGAACTGAGCCGCCGCATGGGTCAGCGCATCGCTCCACGCATGCAGCGGGCCGCTCAGACGATAAGTCGGTTGAACCACCGGCGCCTCGTCAGACCCGTTCCACACCGCGAACGGGATCGGCAGCGCCGGGTATTGGAGGTGGAAACGTTGCCAGGAGTCCGGTGCTGGCTGCCATATCGGCTGCCCGAAGTTCAGGTCGATATCGAGCGCTGGATCCTGATCCTTGAAGATCCGCAAGCTGAAATCGTCGAATGCCGCCCCGCTGTTGCCGGACCCGGCGGCGCGTTCGGCGAGCAGTCGCACGTTGAGGTACGCGGCCCCATCGGGGAGCTGCACGTAGAGCGTGCGCCGGAACCACTGCGCCGTCGGTGAGGTCGTCTCAGATCCGGTCGTCGCGGTTGCTAGGACCGAAAGCGAGACGTCCTCGACGACGAGCTGCACCTCGCCAATGTCGTCGGCGATCTCGGTCGCTCGCGCGAAGGTCAGGACAGCGACACCATGCTCGTAGCCGGCCGGGATCGCGACGGACTGTGCGATCTCCGAGGTGGCGAATGGGCCGCCCTGCGCAGATCGCGGCGCCGTTCCGTTGCGCGAAACGCCGACGTTCGTGGTGTTTTCGACGAAGTTGTCGTCGACATTGGTCCACCCGGTGAACGCACTTCCGGTTCCGGTATCAAACGCCGGATTCGTCAGCAGTTCACTCGAAAACTGACCGATCTGGAGTCGGTGCCGCGTGGTCCCGATCTCGCTCGGGGTGGGCCCGTCCTCGCCGAACCGGGTAAGTACGATTTCGAGGCGCACGCTCGCCGTGTCGGCTGGTAACGCCAGGGCGTGATCGGCACGTCGCCAATGTGTTGAGGCCGCAGTAATGTTGGATGACGTCGACGTTGCTAGCGTTGAGCCAGTGTCGTCCAGTGCCGTCAGGATCGCATTGGACCAATCCGGCGCACCGCCGTTGAACTCACGGGAATACCACGTCACGAGCGCAGTGAGCCCGATCGGACGATATCCGCTCACGTCGACCGTTTGGCGAACATTGGTCGCACCGGATGCAGCGGTCACGGCCTCGATCCAGGCTCCATCGGAGCGCCTGGACAGAGACTGAGTGCCGGTCGCCACGTCTGCGGTGCCAGCGATCACGGCCCATCCGGGATCGAGATCGCCGTATTCCAGAGAATCGTTGACGAGCAAGTTGCGCCAGTGCGGAGCCGTGACGCGCATCCGGGCATCCTGCCAATTGTCGAGCCCGCCGCGCGACGAGCGCATGAGGACATCGATGTCACCATGCCCAACCTGGCCGATCAGGACCCCGATCGCCGATGGCGCTGACAGCGCTTCAAATCCCGTGATCGCGACCGGATCGCCGCCGTCGGCATCGATTTTCTGTCCGTAGACGGACCACGTTGTTCCGGCTTCCGCCGTGTACCCGGTTGCGTCGCCGCGCACGACGGCAGGAGTCTCGCGCGCTCGCTGTCGCCCGGTCACGTCCAGTCCGCCGTCGAGCCGTGTCACCTCGCGAAAATCGCCCAGGAGAGGAAACGTCTGCACGTTCGTCGGCGTACCTGCGGTGCCCTCGAGATCGTAACCGGCTCCCCGCAGGTCTGCTGCCCGTGGGGGGAGTAGCGCGCGTCCACGGACCTCTATATCGTCCGATCCGTCTACCCCACCGCTGCCCAGGATCGCCCCGTATGACGGGATCGCGTAGCCGCGCAGAGAAAACCCGACTGGCCATGCGCGCCGTCCGACGTCGAACGTTCGCGCCAAGTAGAGCCGCTCTCCGACGGCGTGGTCCACGGGCGCGGTGTCGAGCAGTTCTCGCCACACGTTGACGAGCCTGTACTGTCCAGCGCCGAGATCGGTCACGCTCTCGAACCCGAGGATCTCTTCGCCTAGCATCGCCAGGACGCACGTAGAGCCCCCGGAGAGCGCCGCGAACGACGAGGCGAACTGACCCGACACGTCCTCGACGACGACGCCCTCCGTCGTATCGTATGGCCCCGCGACGGCAGGGTATGCAACCGCGAGGACGGCCGTGGTCACAAAGCTATCGGGCCCCTGATCCGCGAGCGAGCTGGACAGCGCAGCTCCGAACCCGGCGCTTGCGGTGTTGCGCCGGAGCACGTTCGCCTGACCCTCGGCAACCGCGCACGAGAGGATCCGCTGATCGGTGAGCGAGGAGACGAGCCCATCGACGAACGCGCTGTACTGGAGATACCAGGGCGCCTCGGTCAGGAGTCTTGCCGTCAACGGAGGGAGAGTAATCACAGTGGTGTCCTCTGGGTTCGATGGGAACTGGCCCTTCACGCTGTCGAAGACATCTTCGACCAGCGAGAGCCTGATGGCGTCCTCGGCAAGCTGGCCCAGATCAACCTCCAGCACACGGAATACGCGATCCACGACCGAAACCCGCGGCAGGTTGACGCGGACTGCATCGCCGACCAGCACCGAGAAAAACTCGCGGTTCACGCGACACCTGATCACCGTCAGCGGTCGACTGTGCACATTGATCTCTCGCGCCGCAATGCGCGCGGCGAGCTCCGGGGTTGCGCACCCGGGCGCGTCGAAATCAAGGGTTCGCGTGCGGAAGCTACGCGCGGCACTGTTGCCGAGCCGTTGCGCGGTCCGGCTGTCCGGCTTGTACTCGCGGGCGCGATTGTTGAACTTGACGTTGACCTCGTTGATCGTGTCGCGCCATCCGATGATGTCAACCTGGAGTCCTTGCGCCATGCAGTTGTCTTCGTTGATCTCGAGCAGGTCGTCGAAGACGTAATCGTTGCGGATCAGCTTGAGGTACAGCTTCCCGGTCGCCGGGTTCTCGGCGATGATCCCGTCGATCTGCGAAAGCAACGCCCGAAACACCGTCGGCGCATCCTGGGCCTGCTGGACGACCACGGAGCAGCCGTGATCCTCGGACACCAGGGCCGCCGCAGCCGCCTCGAACGAGGGCAGATCAACGTCGTCGACGTCGTAGCCGAGACCGAATACCGGACGGCATAGGATGTCATAGAGCACCCAGGCCGGGTTAGCCTCGGTGCCGCCGATCGAGTCAGGGCCGAGCGCGCGAACTTCGACGCCGATGGACGCCATGCGCGGGTTGCGACCGATTGCGACCTGCGCCCCGCACACGAGAAGCTTGTGCCTGTATCCAGGAACAAGAGACGCGCTGATGCCGGCTGCGAGGAACCTGTTTCCGGTCAGCGTACCGGATAGAGACTGGTCTGCCCGGCCGTCGAAAAACTGGATGAAGCCAGAGAGCTGCCCATCGCCAGACAGGTCGATGATGGCCACCTGCTGCCCGCCATGGGAGAGCTTCGGAAAGAACTCATATGGCTTGTCCCCGTACCACAGGCGCCGCAGTTGCGGCGGCGATGTCGACCTCCACGAGCTCCATGGCGCAGATGCCTCGTCCCACATTGGGACGCCCGCTGCGATCACGAAATCGACGAAGTAGATGAACAGGCCCGGGATCGCCCCGACCGGGTTCGAGTTGTGGTTTCCGTGCCACGCCATGACACCGTTGTCGACGCGTATCGTGCCGGCGACGTACGGGATGGGGTCGCCGATCGATGCCTGCGCAAACTCGATCCCTTCGGGCCGCGATTTTGGCAGCTTCCTGGAGTCATCGAGAACCCATTTGTTGAGCGCCCAGAGTCCGACTTCGAGCCCTGCTTCAATTGCAAATACCCAGAGCGCCATAGCTACACCTGCACCACGACGCCGTATCCGGTCGGCGCGGATGGGTTGCTGGTTGGAAGTGCCTCATGACCGCCGAAATTCGCGACGTTGTTGAACAATTCAAGACATCCTCGCTGACCATCAAGCGTGTGGTCGCATCCTGCGAAGACGTCGACGGCATCGCTCGTAGCCAGCAACCTGAACGGGACGTCGATCGTGATGGTCGTGCCGCTCTGAGTGATCACGGTTCGCGCGTCGCCGTCAGACGTCCGCGTGATCTTGCCATCCCGAGCCCAACTATCCGGCTTGCCGCTGATCGACGACACCGTGATCGTGAGCCCATCAGACGAGATTGCTGTCACGGTCGGCGAGATCTTGAACGAGTCCTCATCGACGCCGCACCCGGGACTGTATAACTGATGCGGACAGTTTCGTTGCGCGACCAGCACGGGGAACTGACGGTCGAATACTTCGTCGCTGCGATTGGGTACGCGCAGACGCACGAGCACGTCCTCGGTGGACAAGCTGCCGATGTACCCCTTCCAGAGCTGCCGAGCCTCTGGGTCGTCTTCGTGGAAGGCGCGCAGCGTGACAAGCGCGTCGATCGGCGGAATGCCGTTTGCGCGCAGAGATTCGGCAAGCGCGTTGTCGCGCGCGATCGTGATGGTGACTTCGCGGACCTTTCCGACCTGCGCCAGGGTCCGCGGCCCGCAACTGATCGCGACAGCGGCATACGTCTGCCCACCGAACACGACGTCCTCATCGTGAGACGTGAAGCGATACGTCTCGGTCGGCAGTTCGATGTCGTAGATCTCGATCGGGCGTTGGTCGGTGCCGGTCTCACGGGCCGCGAAGGACATACCTCACGGTCGCCCGCGGTGCCGTGGTGGGGCGATTTGTCGCCGGTTACGCAGTGCGGATCGACCCGGTCCGCACGAGCGCATTCCACGCCTCAGCCACATCGCGGCGCGCGGCGCGGCACCCGGCCTCGAGCGCGAGGCGGCAGCGCCACGCGAGATCGCGCTCCTCCTGCGTCATGCTCGGCAGCGCGGTGAGCCACGCCTGCACTTGGCGGTTCTGGGCGGGGGTGAGCGTGTCGGCGTCCGTACTCGGGAGGCCGAGGAGCGCGGCGGCGCGGAGGCGCTCGGCCGGGAGGACCGGCGCGCTGGGGTGGTCATCGCAGCCATCGGCGGGATCGGCGTCGTAGCCGCAAACCTGGCAGACGTGGACCGTGCGGGTGAGCGGGGCAGCGGTCGGCATGAGCACAGACTAACGCCGTACCTCCGAATCGTCAAGATATTCGTGAGGCACGATGTCGATCCGCCTAACCTTGCGGCACTCCTCGGACATCCCGGCCGCGCGCCGGGCGATCCGCCGCAGGTGCGAGAGCAGCGGCACGCCCTCTGGGCATGGATCGGCGGTCAGGAGCGACCGAACCCACGCCGAGATCCCGCCCTCGCTTGCGACACGCTCGTACGCAGCGCGCTCCTCGTCGGACGCTCGCAGGCTCACCGCATGGCCCGGGGCGAGCCGCACGGAGAGGAAGTGCGGGCGCTGTACCGCGGCGCGGGGGCGCCCGGGCTTTCGCCGCGCGCCGCCGGCTACGAGCTTGCCGCGCGCCTGGCGCACCGCCTCACGCGTCACCTTGTACTGGCGCCCGGCCTCGGCGTCGGAGATGTCGGCGCCGATCGCGAGGAGCGCGGCGGCTCGCGCGCGCTCGGCTGGCGCGGCGGGGCGGAGGAGCGGGTCGAGCGGGAACTTCGGGCTGGTCATGGGTAGCTCCCCGGTCGCCCGACATGGATCGCAGTAGCGATGCCGCGCTCCTCGGTCATGAGGTAATCGAGGCCGGCGCGCTTGAACGCGCAGCGGCCCAGCTCGTAGGCGCCGTATGTGCCGACCGCGGACGGGATCGACGCCGTGAGCCAGCCCGGGCGATCGGGACACGGGCACCACACAAGTGGGATTGGCCAGTCGATAGCCGGCGGGCTGGCTGCGTAGCTGGCGATGAGGCTGTTCAGGTACTCGGGTGTCATGTCGGTCCATCCTGCGCCATCGGGCGCGGTTGCAAGGTCACGCGGTCTTCGCGGACGCGATCCGGGCGGCAACCTCTGCGGTCCACGCCTCCCAGTTCGTGTGCGCGGCGCGCCGGGTCGCGGGGCCGAGGCCGCCTCCGACACCGGCGGACGCGTCGATGTCTACGGCGGTCATCCCGTCTCGGGCTGCGTTGTCGGGCGTGGTTAGCCCGTCGGCGAGCATCCACACCGCCCGGCGCGCGGCACGAGCGATCCAGCGCTCCTTGGCGATGTCGGGGCGGCGCATCACCGACCCCACGCCGTGCGCTTGTGGCGCGCGAGCTCGGCGCGGTCCCGATCGGTGATCGCGCGAACCTCAACGCGTCGCAGACCTGTCGCGTAGTCGCAGCACACGCGCTCGGTGCCATAGCAGTAGATCGCCGGGCCAGTAGCGGCGACGTGGGTCGCGACGTCGATGCGCGCCAGCTCGCGGGGGAGGAGCTGGCGGTCGACCTCGCGAACCGCGAGGCGGTGGAGCGCGGCGTAGGTCGGCATGGGGGGCTCCGTAATGGGGTGGGTTAGGCGGCGGCGAGCCACTCGAGCATCGCGGCCATCTTGGCATCCGCGAGGCGGCGGGCGGCGGCCTCGCCGGTCACGCTCTTGCCGGTGGACGCCCATCGACCGCCCTTGCTGCCCGCCCACGAGACGCGGAAGGTCTTGGCGCCGGTGATGACGATGACGACCTCCACCGCGCCGCTGCCGAGCGACGCGTAGCGCTTCTCGCGGACCACCGAGTCGGAGCGGTCGGCGGTGACGATGGTGACCGTCGTTCCGTTCGTCAGCGTTTCCGTGTTCGTCATGTGTCTATTGATAGCAACGTACCTCGCAAACGTCAAGCATGAATCTGAGGTACGCGAGAAGTGAGGCTAACTACGCGCAACATCCGGCGATCCGGCGAGCCTTCGGGTCACACCCGACGAGGCCGCACGCGGTTTCGCAGTCCCGGTGCTCGTCGTCGGGGTCGGTGCAACCGTCGGCGGCCAACCCAGCACCGGCCTCGCGCCGGCCGGCCTCGATGCTCCGCCGATTTACGTATGCCTGCCAGCATCCGATCGACGGCGCCCACCGGAACCCGCAGCCCTTGAGCCGCTCGCACGTCTCCGCGTCGGGCTTGCCCGGGAAGAACAGCCGCACCCGGTTGTCGGCCTGGCTAACCTCGAGCCACGCGCGCTCTCCTTGGATCGTCTCGTCGGGCGCAGCCTTGGCGGCGCCAACGGCCTCGATGCGGGCGCGGATCCGGCGGATGTTCGCGCCGTTGTTCTTGAGCTCGAAGTCCGCGAACCCGATTCGGCCGGCGAAATCCGGCGCGAGCAGATCGCGGGCGACGCGCTCCGGGAGACCGAGGGCGGCAAGTGCGGCCACCGGCTTTGCCTCTAAAGTGCCAGTTGCCTCAATAGTCCTCAGCGCTGCCTCAAAAGGTCGCGGGAGTGACCTGGCCGCGGTTCTCCGACGAGGATCGAGCCGCGCGCGTTCCGCTTCCCACTGTCGGACTGACCGAGTAGCGTAATCGGCTCACGCGCCACTGGCACTTTCGCCACGGCGCAAGCGGCCCGACCGGTGCGTCAACACCGGCCGAGCCTAGGAGCCACGATGCGTAGAGCACATCGTAACCCCCGGCAGAGGCTACAGAAGTCCCGCACCACCTACCACCCCTCCATCGACGTCATCCTGGACGTCCTGCGCCGGATGGACCGCCGGCAGGCCATGCGCCTGATCGAGGCCGTCGCTGCGCTGGTGAGCGCCACGGCGAAGGGAGGGCGGTAGCCATGCTCGACGAGACCGCCCTGCGCGCCTACCTCGAGCGCATCCTCGGCTGGTCTGCCGGGCAGGCAGCGGCCGTCGAGAGCGCGCTCGGGGCGCTCCGGCTGGCCCTCCTCCACGGCGTGACCATCGTCCTCCTCGGGGAGTCGGACCTGGCGCCCATCGCCCGCGAGCTGCACCGGCGGGCGTTCGGCGCGGGCCAGCCCTTCGTCGTCGCGGACCCGCGGCGCGGCGACGTGCCGGCCACCGCCCGGACGCCCGCGAGCCGGGCCACCGGGCTCGGCGCCCTCCACGCGGCCCGGGGCGGCACCCTCGCCCTGCGCCTGCGGCGCCTGCCCGAGGACGTCTCGATGACGATCGGCCTGGCGCGCGAGCCCGGGGCCGACGTGCGCGTGATGCTCCTCGGGGACTCGCGGCGCGACCGGCACCCGTTCGTGAGCCCGGCGCCGATCATGGTCCCCTCGCTGGACACGCGCGCCGACGAGCTGGGGCGCATCGTCGACGAGTACGCGGCTGACGCTACGCGGGCGCTCGGCGTGGGGCCGGAGCGCTTCACCGCCTCCGATCGCGCCTGGGTCCTCCAGCACGCGGCCGAGAGCCTGCCCGTCATCGAAGCGGCGACCCAGCGGCTCGTCGCCCTGAACATGTCGCGGACCACCGACGAAGCCTCCGCCGCCCTCGGCCTCCGCGGGTCCACGCTCCGGCGCTGGCGGATCCAGCGCATCCGGCGCAGCAAGGGCGGCGGCGGCGTGCGGAGCGCCGGGCGCTGGATGCGGAGGGCGTCGTGAACGAGCGCGCTCGCGAGTTCTGCGCCGCCATGACCCGGTGGCTCGACGCATGCGGCTCGGGCGTGGTCCGCTCGGTGAGCGTCCAACGCGTCGGCACCTGGACCGTCATCAAGGTCGGCGCCACGAGCGACGAGACCGCGCGGCTCATCGCGGCCGAGATGGGGCTCACCCAGGCGCGCACGCCGCAGAAGGGCCGCGTCTGGTGGAGGGAGTACGTCGCCACCACCGAGGGCGCCACGATCCTCGTTGCCGGGCCGACGCACAGCTTCGAGGAGCCGGAGGACTGGCCGGGGCGGCGAGTGGGGACGTTTCCGAGCTAAAACGAAGAACGGCGCGCTCGTCGTCGCGGCCAGGTCGGTGCATGACGTCGGTGCTGCTCGCTGCCGATCTGGTTCTGCACCACCTGCGGAGCTTGGCTCGGCCTGCACCTGCTGCGCACTCCGGTTGTACCTGCATGTACTGCATGTTGGAGGTGGTCCTGCACCTCCTGCGGATGTCGCTTGATCCTGCACGTCCTGCCGTGTAATGTTCCTCCTGCACCTCCTGCAGGAGTTACCGAATGTCGACAGGTTTGCAAAAGATCATGGATACTTACGATCGCGTAATCGAAGAGGGGCACGTTCAGGACAAGGGGCAGGGGTTCCGGTCCTATGCGATCTCCAACCTCCGCGGCGGCGTGGGCAAGTCGTCAATCGCCTTCAACCTGGCGTACGAGGTCTCTCGCACGAACTCGCTGCTCACGGCAGATGTCTGCCCTCAGACGAACTTCACCGAGATGCTACTCGGTGGCTACAAGACGACGGCGAACATCTACGACGCGCTGAAGCCGGTCATCCTCGGACCGGCCTTCGGCGAGGAGCCGGAGGATATCTCCTACCGGATCAGCCAGCACTGTGATCCGTTCAAGGGCGGACGGGCCGCGTTCGCGATCCCCGGCAACGCGGAGCTGTTCGCCTTCCCGTCGACGCTCTACGCGCAGCTCGACAAGGCGTGGGGAATGAACAACCGGACCGCGGTTGCCAAGCTCCTCCGCGGTCTGAAACAGATCCTGGACAGGGAAGCCAAGGACAAGGACGTGAGAGCCGAGAAGATCTTGATCGACACTTCGCCCTTCTATGCCGGAGGCACGCATCTCGCGTGGTGTGCCGTCGAAGCGCTCATCGTGCCCGTGCGCGTCGACGAGCATTCGGTCGAGTCGCTGGGCCTCCTCTTCAAGATGCTCTCGGACCCGGAACGCGACTTCCTGCAGTGGAACGAACGGGCCGGTGACCTGCCAGGCCCGAAGATCGCCGCGATCGTGATGACGATGGTCGGCGCGAAGAACCAGAGAAAGAACACGCCAGACCGCGCCTCCACCATGTACATCGAGCGCGCCCTCGAACTGGCGGAGGCGCACGCGGATCTCTTTGCGGTGGATCCCAGCGATGCCTTCGTGATCACCGACGACTTCCATTCGGCGGGCCGCATCAGCGGCGCGAAGCGGAAACCGATCTCGATGCTGGAGGTCGGCAGCTTTCATACCGTCGAGAACAGGCGCTTGCAGGTGAACCGCTCGGTGACGAGGTACCAGAAGGAGCTGCAGTACCTCGCCAGCGTGATCTGATCTCCCTTCACGAGAGGAATCGCCACCATGGACGCTGCTCTCGACGCTCGCCATCAGCGCGCTCTTGCTCTCGTCGCCAGCAAGCGCGCCAGCATCAAGCACATGGCGGGCGCGCGGTGGCTGGTCCCGTCGCAGTCCAGCGCGAGCGGCGGCTACGTCGTCGATGCAGACGCGAACACGTGCTCCTGCCCGGACCACGAGGAGCGGGGCGTGCGCTGCAAGCATATCTGGACCGTGGCCATCATCCGGCAGGAGATCTCCATGCCCGACGGGTCGGTCGTGATGACCGAGACCACGGTCGCCGCGGCGGTCACCGCGACGGTTACCACGCCGCCCCGCGTCACCTACAAGCAGGCGTGGCCGGCGTACAACCGCGCCCAGGCCGAGGAGGGCGCGCGCGTCCAGCTTCTCCTACGCGCGCTCTGCGATGGGATCGTCGAGCCCCCGCAGGCGAAGGGCCGGCCCCGTCTGCCGCTCGCTGACGTCGTCTACAGCGCCACGATGCAGGTGTTCGGCGGCATGAGCGGGCGCCGGTCCACGAGCGACACGCGCGCGCTGGCCGAGCGGGGTCTCGTGCGGCGGGCGCCGAGCTACAACTCCACGTTCCGCTACCTCGCGGGCGCCGAGCTGGCGCCGCTCCTCAAGACGCTGGTCCACGAGGCGGCGGCCCCGCTCCGGGCCGTGGAGACCACGTTCGCGACCGACTCCACCGGGTTCGCCATGAACACCTACGCGCGCTGGTTCGACGAGAAGCACGGGGGCGAGAAGCGGTGCCAGCGCTGGATCAAGCTCCACGCGCAGGTGGGCACGGTGACGAACGTGATCGCGTCCGTCGAGGCGACCGAGAGCAACGTGGGGGACGTCGTGATGCTCGCCCCGCTCCTCGCGTCTGCGGTGGAGCGCGGGTTCACCGTGCGCGAGCTGAGCGCCGACAAGGCGTACCTCGCGAACGACGTGCTCACGGCCATCGAGGCCGCGGGCGCGGTCCCTTACATCCCCCTGAATGCCAACAGCCGGCCGACGGGCAAGAGCGCGGCGTGGCGCCGCCTGTACCACATGTTCGAGGCGCGGAACGACGAGTTCCTGGCTCACTACCACCGGCGCTCGAACGCCGAGAGCACGTTCAGCATGGTCAAGCGCAAGTTCGGCCCATCGGTGCGCGCCAAGACCCCGCCCGCGCAGATCAACGAGGTGCTGCTCAAGTGCATCTGCCACAACCTCTCCGTCCTCGTGCACGCGATCCACGAGTTGGGGATCGAGCCCTCCTTCTGGTCGCGCCTGGAGGCCGCGTAGCGATGCCCCGTCGTGACCTGTCCCTCGACGAGCAAGCGAACGTCCTCGCGGCCCTGCGCATGCTGCGCGTCAAGCTCGGCGGAGCCAACTGGCTCAACGTGGAGCGCGCGCTTCCCATCGCGCACAGCACGCTCGCCGAGATCCTCGCCGGGCGCTCCGAGGTGAGCGCCGCCGTGGCGTTCCGCGTTGCCAAGGTGCTCGACGTGTCCCTCTACCACGTGCTCTCGGGCGAGGCGCTGGGGGACGTCTGCAAGCACTGCGGACGGTCTGCGTCCGAGCCATCATCGCGGATGGGCTGAGCGCTGCTCTCGCCTGCGCCGCTCGTACCGCTCTCGCATCGCGATGAGCCACGCGGGCACCGGCGGCGGGGGCGACGGCGGGTCGCGATACGGGTCGGCCACCGAAAGATGATGCCCGGGCCGATCCCGGGCCGATCCCAACGCTGCCTCAAAAGTCGGGCCGCTGCCTCAAAAGTCGGCGCTCCGACGGGGTTCTGAGGCAAAGCCACGGCCACCTGCGCATCGGCACCGGCTCGGGCATGCTTGCGGATCGCGGCGTTCGCGGCCGTCATCTGCGCTTGCTTCGCCTCTGCCACGGCGAGATTGGCGCGCAGCCGCTTGACCGCGTCCGCATCGCCGGACATGATCGGGCGCAGCTCCGGGCACAGTGTCTTGCGGATCGCGTCGAGCGCGCGCTCGCGGTACTCAAGCAGGTCTTTCGTGCATCTGTCAGCCGCCACGCCGCGCTTCGCCTGGCGACGCGCCGGAAAGTTGCTCGGCCCGGCGATCACGGTCGACATCGTGCGCGACTTGGCGCCGAGCATCGCGACGTAGCGCTCCCGGTAGCCGGCGCGGTAGCGCGCAAACTCGGTCTCCAGCGTCGCACGCTTCTCGTCGGTGTTCGCCAGCTTGGCGAGCGTGTCGCGGTCGCGCGAAAGCGTGCTCGCGTAGCTGGCGAGCTCCTGATCGGCGCGCTGCTCAGGGACGAACGAGGCTCCGGCGTGTGCGGCACGAGCGAGATCGAGCGGGATGTCGTCGGCGAAGTTGTGCATGGTGGTCCTCCGTGATGAATGGTTGCGGGCTGCTGGGTTCACGCGTATGTCGCCGCGGCCTCGCCCTTGCGCAGATCCTCGGCGCGGGCCTCGACGAGCGCCGCGGCGATTCCGGCGTATGGGCCGCACTGATCGAGCGCCGCCGCGGCTTTGCGCTTGTCGCCGGAGAGTGCCGCGTCCGTGGCGACCGCGACCGCGACGGGATCGATCGAGCCGGCCGGGATCACGATCTCGATCCCCATGTCCTGACCCATAAAGCGCGAGAGAATCACGAAAGCCGAGCCGGAGGCCGTGCGGCGCATGACGGCCGGGCCGCCGTAGCGGGGATGCTCGCAGCCGGCGACCTTACCACTGATCAGATCGACGACGACGACGTTCATGATGTCGCCGACGTAATGCGCGCGGACCCACTCCGGGCCCGCCTCGATCACGGTGACCCTGCGGCCCGTCCACTCGCGGAAGCAACCAAGCAACGCCTTGATGCCCTTGGAAGTCTTGCTGACCTGCGTGCGCGTCGTCTTCGTCATGCCCTCAATCTACGTCTGTACCTCTCAATCGTCAAGCGATATTCGAGGCACTTGCGCAGGTGAGCGTAACTGCGTGCAACAGCGCCGGATTTACCCCTGCACCACGCGCGCGGCCAACGACGCCTCGAACCCGACGCCCCTCCACTGCACCTGCACCTCATCGCTCGCGAGCCGGCACGTCTCGAGAAACTCCACGCGAGCGAGTGTCCCGGTGAACGATGAGTCGAGCGCGAGATCTTGCGTCGCGCCGCCATCCGAGCAGCTCTGCACCTCGCGATACGCGACGGCCCCGTCCGTCTTCACGAGCTTGATCCGTCGGTGCGCCAGCGAAGGGAACCACGCGTTGACGTAGTCGACGGTGCTGCTCGCTGTGCTGATCGTCAGCGTGCCGCTCGACGCGTCGCCGACGGGCACGAGGTCGGGTCGCCCAGTCGGGAGCAGGAACGTGCCCCACGATCCACGGATCTCGTGGAGCATCGCTTTGAGCCACTGCCAGTCCGCGCGCTTCGAGCTCGAGACGCGGATCGCCCGGCCCCAATCCGCGACGTCGTATGCCTGGAGCGATGAAAGGCGCGCGCCGAGGTCAACAACCGCTCCGCCAGCATACAGCGGCTGGCTCGGTTGCTCGGCAGCGTTGCCCCAGTCCCATACCGGCAGCGAGTCGTAGGTGGTTACGGACGATCCAGTTCCAGGGACAGACCCTAGAGCGAAACCGTTGCGCTGAGCGCGGGCCGCAACCTGCCACCGGCCGGCGCCGACGCGCCAGCGCGATAGTCCCTGCTCCGGCTCGAGCAGCACGCCGACGGTTGGCATGATGCGCGCGCCGTCGATCGCGACGGCGGTCAGGTCCTCGTCAACGCTGATCGAGTTGCCGCTGGCGTTCTGCACGACCGCCTCGCCGGTGGTGCCGTCCGGCGCTACTACGACGACTCGCTGGCCGGCGATTGCCCAGTCGCAGAGCGATAGGTCGTGCACGGTTACGGCGCCGGCCGTCGATGATGCGACCGTCAGATCCTCGTACGGCAGCGCGAGCTGAAACAGCGGAGCAGCGGCAGTCTCCTCGGCGAGCGTCGTCAGGATCCTCCGGTGCTGCGCATCAGAGAGGAGCGTTGAGAACGTGTAGCTCTGGCGCGGCTTGCCGAGGATCGCCGCGCGCGTCTCGATGCCGGACCACGCCTTGCGGACCGTGGTCTTCCACGCGTAGGTCACCGTTGCGCCGGCTTCGACGTCTATCGCGAACGTGGCCGCACCGGCGCCCTCCGCGGCGGGAAGGATCAACTGGAACGCGTCGGCCTGAAAAGCGTCCGCCTGGAACGCCATGGCCTACGCCACCGTCTCGACGTAGAAGTTATGGAGATCGAGCGCGCACGCGGCCACCGTGGCGTTATTGGTGCGCCAGGCCTGGGCCGTGAGGAGCGTCGTCGACGACGGCAGGTTTGCCGCGTTCGTGATCGTGCCACTCGCCGGCGCCACGCCGCCCCCGACGCGAATGAGCGTGTAGCCGACGCTAGATGCGTTCGGCGCGCAGTAGAGGTGCAGTTCGTAGATGTCCGCGTTCGTCGTGTTGATCGGGAAGTTCGCGCCAAGATTGGAGCGTGCCTGCGCCGAGCCGCCCGCGGCGTAGAGTTGCATTGTGGTGTCGCCGCCGTTGCAGCCGACGCCGATCAGATTCGTGAGCGTGCTCGGCTCGACATTGGTAGGCGCGCTGGCCGTGCCGATGATGCCGATGAACATGCGCGCGTCGGCGACGAGGACAGCGTCGGCGACGTTGAATCGCCACACCAGGTGAAAGCCGCCGCGCCCCGCCGCGTCGCCGCGCCACCATGTGAGGACGCCGTGCCGGGCGCCGGCGATGGATCCGGCAGATACACCGCTCACGAGACCGAGCCTTCGCGATCCCGTCACCGTGCCGGTGGCGGCCGGTGCGCGGGCTGTCGCGGTACCGACGTATGAAAATGCGGCGAGGCCCATCAGCGAAGTGTTCGTCGAGTTAGGCAGCGGCTGCCACCACACGACCTTACGCGCCCCGAGGCATGCCTGAACCGGCGCGGTGAACCCGTCGGGGTCCGTCATCGCGAGCATCTGCCGCCCGCCGAGCGCGTAGCCACTCGCCTTCACGGTGCCGGCGCTCGGAGTTGTCGGCGTGCCCGACGTGAACACGAGGTCTCCGCCGTTGGTGCCGACGTTCGCCAGTGCGGCCCACGAGCCGCCGGTGCGCGTCAGGAGAACGCCGTCCGTGCTGGACACCCAGTCGAATAGCTGTGAGGCGGTGACCGCCTCTGGCGCACCGGTTCCCGCCGTGTTGCGACCGATCACGCGTTGTGTGGCGAGGTTAGCGAGGGCGGCGAGTGCAACGGTCCCCGCCCCGAGGTCCGCGCCGGATCCGCTGGCCGCTATGGCAGCGAGCCCGAGCGCAGTGCGCTGATCGGCCGTAGTCGAGGCGCCGATTACGGAACGCCCGGCAGCCGTGCACGCAATCTCCTCGATGTCGCCGGCGCCGGAGCTCGAGCGACCGAGCACCTTGTCCGTCGCCGAGACGTTCTGGATCTGGGCATAGGTGACCGTGTCGTTGTCGATCACATGCGCCGCGTTCCAGTCGCTCGGCTTGACAAGTGTATTGTCCGGGCCGTCGCCGATCGCAGATGTGAACGCATGCGTGATCGTCATCGGTCAGCGCCTCAGAGCTCGACAGCGCCGCCGAACAGCGTCACCTTGTCGAGGACGCCACCGGTCGTGCCCTCGCCATACGCCGCGTTGATGGCGGCAACGGCGGCATCGCGGATCGCTTCGTTGATCGTCGCGGCAAGCGCCCCCATCGAGAAGGTGACAGTCCAGTTCGCGAAGTTGCTGTCCGGAAGATGGGCCGACCCACTGAGGCTGACGTTGCCGCCGCCAGGGAAGCCGAGCGCGTTGCTGTCCGTGGTGAAAACGATGATGTTCGCCATGCGGTCACGATCGCTCACAGCGCCACCTCGGGGCGATTTACCGCCCGGTTGTCCGTCCGCGCACCGACGGATCGTTCCGTCGGCGGTGGACCTGGTAGTAGGTCTCGCCGTCATTCTCCATGGCGCGGCGCGCGGCTGCGGTAGCGTCGTCGACGATCACCACGTTCACCCGCGGCGCTGGGGCCGGAGCACTTGCTTGCGAGGCTGGAGCCTGGCCGGGCGGCGTGAACTGTACGTGCTCGCGAGGCGAGAGGAGGAACGTCACGGGCACGCTGTCCGGGGGGCCAGACCCGGGCACAACATACTCGCCGCCGGAGGCATGAGCGCCGCCGTAAATGCCAAGGGCTTCGAGCCCGGCGGTGAGCCCGCCGATGACGCCTGGTCCGCCTCCACCCGCCCGTTTGAACAACGCGGTCAACGCTTGATGTAGGAGCAAGCGAGTCAGTTCCCGCAGTACAAAGTCAACGAATCCGCGAAGACTCTCTTTCCCAGCCTTCGCAAATTCGTCCCATCCATGGGACATCGCAACGGTTATATCGAGAAACGAATCCTCAAGCATGCGATAGCCTGACAGCAGGTCACGCTCCATGAGCGCGCCAATATTAGTGATCTCTTCCTCGATGGATTTGCCAGCTCGCTTTACTCCATCGGCCATGGAGCGTCCGGCGATAGTCGCGTCTTCGTAGGCGCTCTCGATTTTACGAATCTCTTCCTCGAACTGCTTGGCCGTGATGACTCCAAACTGGAGCTGCTTGATAGCCTCATCGACGCCCTGATTCAGTGTCGCGCGCGCGCCGGTTTCGCGGTATTTCGCGGCCTCTTCCGCGTACCTTCGCGCCTCGAGTTTTGAGGTGATGTCGGATTGCACTTCGGGCGTGATCGTGACGCCCTTTCGCCGAAGATCCGCGGTCGCCTCGAGCAGGTCGTTGTACTTCTCGCGTTCCTTGCTGGATAGCGACAGCGACGCGACCTCCTTGTCGACCTCGCGTATCCACGCTTCGAGTGGGAAGCGCGCATCAGCCAGGCGCGCCGCGGTTTCGAGGATGATGTCCTGCCCGTCCTCGAGCGAGAGCATGAACTCGCCGGTCTTCGGGTTCACCGCCTGCGTCGCCCTCGTGACGATATCGACAGCCTTCTCGTACTTGGTGAGCGCCTCGGTCGCCGGGTTCGAGGCGCGCTCGATGCCTTCGAGCTGGCGAGCGAGCTTGTCGTACTCGCTTTGGGCCTTCTTGAGGGCCTTCTCGTCGACGTGCGGAGCCGCGTGTCCGGTTCCTGTCGACTTCACGTACGCTCCGGTATCACCGAGGCCGAACCCGCCCAGTCCGCCCAGGATGTCCCGCTCGAGCGCATTGCGCTGCCGGGTCGCGGTCGCCGAACGCTCGTAGATGCTATCGACGTAGTCACGCGCGAAGCTCGTGTTGCGCCATTCGTCGAAGTTGTTCGCGAGATTCCGACCAAGATCACGCGGGGCGTTCGCGAGCGGGTTCTTGAAGCTGAGGTCGACGGCTGGGATCTGGAATCCGCTGCTCTGCGCGCGCTCCTTGGCGAACTGCATCAGCGCGTCGCCGGTTAACCCCTTGGCTTGTCCCTCCTTGAGGGCCGCCGCGATGCCGGCGCTGTCGATCTTGCTGGTCACGAGCTGCACCGCAGCGAGGACGCCGTTCACCGCGCCGATCAGCCCGTTCACGATCATCTCGATGCCGCCGACGAGCACACGCGCCATCTCGATGAGCACTGCACCGACGGTTTTCGGAATGCCGATAAACACGTCGATGATCGACTTGCCCAGGAATCGGAACATCCCGATGGCCGAGTCAACGAACGCCGCGATGCCGGTAAGCACGGTCCGCAGCGAGAAGTCGATGCCGGTGCCATCAAGCCCATCGGAGAATGCACCGGTCAAGCGAGCCCAGGCTCCGCCCAGGAAGTCGAGCACGGCGCTGCCGAGATCTTTGATGTCGCTCCACAGCTCGCGGAGCACATCTGAGACCTTCACGATGCTACCGGCGTCGGCGTTCAGTTCGTCGCCAAACTGCCGGAGCAACGACACCGCCGTCGCCAGCGCGACTGCGAACGCGATGATCGGATGCGCGAGCACCGCCGCGCCGAGCGCCTTCACGAGCCAGACGATCTTCTCGAGGACGAGTAGTCCGAGGAGCACCTCGCCAACGCCGATGATCACTCGCCCAAAGGTCTCGAAGTGATCGGCAACGTATGCCAGCGAGCGCGCGAGCCCCTGCAACACACCGCTGCCGGACCCGGTCTCGCCAAAGAACTTTGCCGCGGCGTTCTTGATCCGGAGGAGGCTCTGCTCCGTAGTGGGGAGCATCTTGTTGAACTTCTCCTCGAGCGCCGGTCCAGCCTTTCTGAACGCGTCGATCAGGATGTCAGCGGTGAGCTTGCCGTGCTTGCCCATGGAGATGAACTCGGCGCGCGTGTGCCCGCTTGCGTCCGCCAGCGCGCCGACGAGCTGCGTCGCATCCTTGAGCACGACCCGGAACTCGCGCCCGGTCAGCGCGCCGAGCTCGAACGCATGGGTCAGCTCCATCATCGTCATCCGCGCTTCCTGCGCGGTGGAGCCGGATACTACGAGCCCCTGCGCGATCTGCTTCGTGAGATCGACGACCTCCTGCTGCGACACGCCGAGATGCGCGGTGGCCGCGGCGACCTTTTGATACGTGGCCGCGGTCTCCTCCCATTCCGAACGCGTATCCTGCGCGACCTTGAAGGTTGCCTCGAGCACGCCGCGGAGGTTGTCCTCGTCGTCAGTGACCGAGCGGATGCGGTTCGAGATCGCCGTGTACTCGTCGGCTAGGTGCCCGATCTTCGCCACCGTATGAATCCCGGCGTAAGCTGCGATCAGCCCATGAACCTCCGAGGCAAGAGCCGATGTCGATGCCGCGGCACGATGCATCGATGACGAACCAGCCCGGCCGGCGGCATCCGCAGCGGTCCCGGCCTGCTTCGCCGCCCCAGCGAACCGATCTGCCTCGACGCGCACCCGACTAGTTGCCCTGGCGGCGGCGTCGGCTGCAATGGATACGTCACGCATGCCGCGAGCGCCGGCGGCCCCAGCCCGAGAAGCTGAGCCCTCTGCCCGCTCGAGCTGAGAGGTAAACCGTCCGAGAGCATCACGCGCCTGTCCAGTACGGACTTCCACCTCAATGGCGTAAGTGTCGCTCATTGGCCGCCGTTCATTAGGGCTCGCGCAGCCGCTGCGCGTTCCATGCGATCAGCGTCTAACTTCTGGATGACCGCTTTCAGCAGCATGAACAAATCACGGTCCAGTCCCTCATCGCTGGCCCAGGCGCGAAGCGCATTGTATGGCGTGGACCCTTGCACACCGAACCCAATCTGCCGGTCTCCTTCTAGGTCACGCATGCATTGGATGACCATCGCCATTGCGCTGTCGGTATCTGGGGCCGCGGCGAGTATCTGCTGCTCGTGCCCAGGGAGGGCGGGGCGCGCGTGGATTCGCATCTGCCGACGGATCGGCGCGGCCTGCTCCTCCCAGCGCAGCCACGCCGCTACCCGTTTCCCAGGGCCTCGACAGAACCGACCGAATCGCGAAAGTGGGCCGCCGGCATCGCATAGGCAAACGCCCTATCGATGACGTCGGGATTGTCCTTCGCGATCTTCGTCAGCAGTTCCTCGCCAGCGCCCGGCGAGTATGGGACCGGCGTCTTGCGATCTGCCGCCAACACATTCTCCCAGCCCTCGATGACCGTCTCGGCGAACACCGGGATCAAGTGACGGCGCAAGACTCCCAGCGGGATCTCATCGCCGTAGCTCTTGAGCACGTTGTCGATCTTCCGTCGCTTGTTCATGAACGCATGGTTGCTCTCGCCGGCGTGCCGCATGATCAGCACGATCGGCTCGGCGCCACGCGCGTAGAATCCGATGAGTGTGGCGCGAACAGTTCCATGAGGCTTCTGCGCCGAGAAATCGAGATCGTCGAAGTTGGACATGCCTTCATCATCCGTTGAGTTGCCCGTCGGGGCGATTTAGCGCCGGGTCTCGAGGCGCCGGCCCGGCCCGGCATGTCCGACTCTGGGCGCGGAGGGATGCGCTCGCAGCCTCGAGCCGTCCGCTACGACGCCGGGTGATATGCGAACACCGACAGCGACGAGACGATGTTGGTCGTCGGATCGCGGAACCCCGGAACGTCGAGCGAGCACATCACAGCGGTGTTTGCGGCGTACGTGCGCGCACCGCCGCGGGCCGCCACGAGCGGCATGTCGATGTGGAACGCGCCGTCCGCGTTGCGCATGCAGACATCGAACCAGCAGGAGTCATTGGCCCGCAGCGTCACCGGGATGCCAGAGGTGTTGTAGTAAACCTCCATCGAGAGCGATGGCTGCACCTTGCCGTAGTCCATGTCCACGGCACCGAGCGTGCCCTGGATGTCGCGCGGCTTGATGTTGTGCTCCATCGTCCACTTCCACGAGTTGACCTCGGTGGTGAGGTTCGTGGAAGACGAGTCGATCACGAAGCGGGGCGCGCCGACGAGTCCGCTCGAAGTCTGGTACAGGTTCGCGGCCATCGGTCGCCGCGGCGAGTCCGCCCCCGTCGCGCGCGACGCTGCGAGGACCGGATCGTCGATGTCCTGCGCGCAGAACGTCATCGTCGCGGTGATCTTGCTCTCGAGCGGGGCGTCGAGCTCCAGCGTCTTGAGCGCCATACCGCTCGCGTAGGTGTACGTGGCGACGCCGCCAGCGCCGGCGCCAAGCTCCTCGAGCTCTCCGTGCAGCGTCGGCTCGAGATAGTCGGCGTGGTCCAGCGACACGTTGCGGTACCAACGGCTGAAGAGGAGCCGGATCGTCTTGCCGGATCCGTTGTCCGCGGAGCCCGGCGTCCACGTGTGATGCTCGAGCGTGATCAGGTTCGCCGCGATCGACACGATGCGTGCGCGGCCGTTGTATGCCGTGGTCGCGAAGCTGTTGGCGGCATCGCCATCGCCGACCTTGATCGTCTGCCCGACGTTCAGGCCGAGCGTCGTGAAGTCCAGCGTCGTCGAGATCAGGTTGCCGCTGCTGTTGAACTGGATATCGCCACTGTCACCCTGCACGCCGGCAACTTCGACGGTCGCACCGGTCGAGGTGGCGACGGTCTCGGCGGTGAGCCCCGAGGCCTTGATCTCGGTGGCCGTCGAGGCGGCGGCCACGACCTTCAGGCCATTGTTGGCCGCCGTCGCGAACCCCTTCGCATGAATCAGGAGCCCGGCGGTCAGATCGCCGAGCGCAGCGACGGTGTAGCCCGTGCTCGTGACCGCAGTCGGTCGGTACAACGACTGCCCCTTGTTGCCAGCGTGCTTGGCGGCCGACCGGAAGATCGACGTCGCGATGATGTCGACGAGATCCTTCGTCAGGTCGTGCGTGATCTTGGGCGTACCGTCGAGCCCGACGACCTCACCCTTCTCCATCGTGGCGTACTTGCTCAGTGGGTCGCGCTCGACGGTCTGGAACTTCGATACCCAGTCCTGGATCCCGCCAGGGTTCGGCTGCACCTGGACCCAGCCGCTCGTGGGCTGCGTGCCGAACGACGACTCGGGAGCGAGCAGAAGCGTGACCGCCTCGGAGAGAACCTTGGTCATGTCCTCAGCGTCGGGCCAGATGGGCCGACGGGGCGATTTGCGGACTGCGCGCTACCGCGTCTCATCGAACCAGTACGGAATGCTCATCGTGCACATAACCCACCGGCCATCCTCGAACCCCTCGCGTTGCCCATCAGGAGCCATCCTGCGGGTCGCCGAGTAGGTGCGCAGCTCGACGTCGATCGTTCTGGACTCGAAGACGTTGCGCACGCTCTCGGCCAAGGAGAGCATCGTTGCTTCGCCGGCGCCGATCGGCGTGAACAACTGGACGAAGATCCGGCCCCGGTCCTCGAAGCGCCGGCCGCCGGCAGGCCCGAGCGTGGCCTGAGCGCGCAGCGTCGGCCTGAACGTGACGCGGACCCACGTGTCGGCGCTGTCGATGATCTCGCCCTCGAAGCAGTAGGGCACGGTCGGCTGCTCGGCCACCCACGCCGAGATCCAGCGCGCCTTCATCACCTCGAACGCCTGCGCCTCGGTCACGTGGACCCCGGGAAGTCGATGCGGACGTCGCGCTTGCGCACGCCCGCGCGCCCGCGCTCAGACTGGACGTCGGCGACAGCCTGCTCAAGAGCGGCTTCTACGAAGCCTGCCGGCGCCTGGCTAGACGACCCCTCGTTCAGGTATCGGACATACTCCTTGTCGTTTCCGACGATGAGCGTGCCGGCGCTCCCAGGGCGGATCTCCCATGCATCCCGAGCGGCTCCGGTGTCGACTGGCGTGGTCTCGCGCAGAATCTCGACCAGCCGCGTCGCCACGGCAGCCTTGCGCGAGTCGACGTAGTGACCGAGGCGGTCACGCAGCGCGCTACCCTGGCGAGTCACGGGCTACCGCCGATCGCGGCGTCGGCTGGCCTGGGGAATGTTCGAGGATCCGGCGCGCTGGGGCGCTGGGCTTTCTGGCAATCCGTGGTCGGCAGCGCGCGAGGGCGGCGCAGGAGCGGTCGCCCTCTCGAGCTCGTCTTCGGACATGGCATCCGGGTCAGGGGTCGATGCCGGCGTTGTGGAGTTGTCGATGTGGCGAGCTGCCCACAGGTTCCAGACTTGACGCTGCGATGCCCCGAGGTCTCGCCATGGAAATGGCTGACCGGTCGTGTAGACCTTGCCGCCATAGTCGAATGTCGACCTGGCGACGAACGGGGCATCGTACGAGAACCCCCGCATCACACCATTCCGAGGAACAGCGTCCCCATCTCCGGCGTCACGACGTGATAGCCGTTGAACGAGTCGATCTCCCAGTGATCGGATCCGCCGGGGCCGGCGAAGTCGTCGCGCAGTGCACGGATCCGAATCCCGAACTCGTTGCCGGCGCCATCCGGGTAGACGATACGCGCCAGCGCCGTTGGCTCGTCGTTGTTGTACATCCCCGGGTCGTCGCTGCCGGCTGCCATCGTCGGCCGGTAGTAAAGCAGCGCCGAATCGCCGGGGATCAGGTAGTCGTTGTCCGCGGCCTCGTTGAGTCCGGCGGTGTTCGAGATCGCCTTGCTGACACCGCACCACTCGAGCTCCAGCAGCCGTGCCATCTCCTCGAGCGAAGCCGGCCGGTTGCGAACCACCGGACTGCCGCCGCTCTGGAGGGCGGCCCGGATCTCCGGGTGGTAGCGGAGAGCACGCCACGCCTGGCGACCGAAGATCATGCCGGTCGGCTCGATGCCGGTCAGCTTGCCTTGGTTCTCGATCTCCTGCGCGAGACGCGGCAGCGGATCGTACGCCGTGTCACTGAACTTCTTCAGCGCACCCGTCGCCCCGCCAGTTGTGCCTGACTCGGCGCCGGCGGTGCCAGTGACGGTGCGAAACCAGTTCGCCGACTGAAACAGCGAGGCGAGCTGGCCCTCGAGTGAGAGAGCCGCCTTGTACGACAGCACCTTGGGCACCAGATCCTGCGGCTTGACCTGCACGTTCGAGTTCCTCTGGACGATGTCGTTCAGCTTGATCGCGAGCGACTTCGTCGGGATCTTGTACGTAGCATCGGTCTTGGAGAACTGCGTCTCCCTGGCCCGATCGTTATCGCCACGCGCATGCATGTCGTCGCGGTTGATCGCGGCCATGTTCCACTTGTAGTAGATGCCGGTGAGCGCGTTCACCGGCAGTCGGGCCGCCGCGAACGGCCCGACGAAGTTGGTCATCGACTGGAACCGAGAGACCGCCACGTTGGTCAGCGGGATGTCGGTGTGAAAGTCACTGCGATTGGCGGCCATCTGAGTTCTCCGAGGAGTTGCGGGTTACGAGAACGTGACCGAGTTGCTGAACAGCACGAGCCATGCGGCCCCGGTCCAGTGCCCGACGAAGTAGTCGCCGGTGTCGTTGATCGCGGCATTGGTGGTCGCCGCTGCGGCGAGCGACTTGAACACGCCGTCGATGTCACCGTCCGGCGTGCTTGCCGCCGTCGTGCAGCGCACCTCGATGACCTCACCTTCGATGAGCCCATTCGGCAGCGCCTTGGTGCCGTCACTGGACACCGTTCCCGTGACCGAGAGGTTGTAGGTCTCGGCCAGATCGTATCCGGTCAGTACGTCGGTGCCGACGACGACCGTCAGGGCGCCTGCCCGCTTCTTGTCGATCAGCTTCCAGCCGTCCGGCGTCATGACCAGAGTGATGCGCTGCCCGACCGCGTGGAACACATGGGTCGCCGGTTGGCTGGTGTAGGGCGTCGCGATCGTCAGGGTGCCCAGCGGCGTGTTGGTCGCCGCGACGCACTCGATCGTGATCTTGTGGCCCTCCTCGCCATCCGCGAGGGTGAACGCATCCGTGCCATCGACCGAGAGCAGCACATAGTCCGCCGTTGCCGGAAGCGCTCCGGGCGCGGCCACCTCGACGAGCGAGGCGACGCCGGCCGCCGGAAGCGTTCCGAGCACCGGAGTACAGGTCACGTAATGGCCGGAGCCGTTCGCCGGTTCGGCAGCGATGGCCATCACGTAATGCCCGGCAGAGGCAGCGACCGCGCGTCCGTTGGCATCAGTCGTTAGCTGCGCGCCACCGTTGAACGAGGCGCCGGCCTCGATGGGCATGAGACGCTCGACGAACAGGTCCAGACCATCGCCGGCCGCCGTCGGGACACTGCCGATGATGCCGTCGGCGCGCTCGCCGAGCGTCGTGCACACGACGATCTCGCCGTCGGTCGCGCGCTTGCCGAACCGATAGAGCTTGCCCGTCAGGTCGGCTCCCGCCTGGGCATTGATGGGCTTGGACTCGAAAGACATCGCCTGATCTCCTGTTGGTTCTCGGTTCAGCGAGCGGTACGAGAGGAGCGGCGCTCCTGGTCATACGCGGTATAGAGCGCGTCGCCCTGTGCGGTTGCGAGGAACGCCTGGGTGGCCTGCGCCGGCGTCTGCCCCTTGGCCTGGGCGAACGCGGAAAGCGCGACGTTGAATGCCTCGAGCGCACTCTCGTTACCAGCGTCGGTGTCCTCGTTGATCCCGGGCGCTCGCCCAGCCGCCTGAACGAACGCGCTCGCGCCCTGGAGCGCCTTGAGCGACTCCTCGAGAAGCGCCGGATCGCCGGCACCGCGAAGCGCTCGGACGATGTTGGCGTGCACGAGCGCAGAGCCGGGAAGGTTCGGGATTCGCGTCGCGCAGATCGCAGCGATGTCGTTCTCGTCGTTCGTGGATCGCGCCTTGGCGAGCGCATCCTCCTGGAGAGCGAGCTGCTTGGCCTGCGCTTCCCCCTGCTCCGCGAGACGCCTGGCAAGATCGCCATGGCTCGCGCGAACCGTGACCCCGGTCAGTTCGCCCGTGAACACCACCGGGTCGGCGTCGAGCGCGGCGCGTACGGCCGCCTCGCGGACCGTCGCGCTCTCGAGACAGAAGCCCTCGGCGGCCTCGGCGTCGAGCTTGGCAGCGTGCGCCCGATGCGACTCGGGCAGGGTCAGCGCCGCCATAAGTGCCTTGCGCATGGTGGCGAGCTTTGGGGTCTGATCGGGCTGGTCGGCCATCTGGGTACTCTCCGGTTGTGAGTCCACGGTAGGCGTGGCGGGTGAGGGGGGCGATTTGTCGTTGTCATCCGCGAACGCGCGCACGGCCGCGGCCGATCCATCGTCGGTGTCATCGTCGATCGAGAACGAAGCCGAGAGCGTCGCGCGTAGCTGGTCCATGCCAGCAGTCGGCACGCCGGGAACCGGGACGCATGAGGTCTCGATCAGCTCGGCAGCGGTGTAGATCCAGCGGACCGTGAGCGTTCCGGTTCCGTCGCGGCGGCGCTCGTATCGCTTCTTCCCGGCGCCGTCGGTCAGTTCAACGAGCTGGTCCCCGGGCCAGTGGTAGCATTGCGACATGACCGGCGCATCGCACACCGAGCACAGCACCGGACCCGTCGGGATCCAGCCGATGCTCACGGTCGTCATGTTGCCGCGCAGGTACATCGCGATCGCCCACGGCTCGGTGAGGCGCGCGACCTGACGGATCTCGTAGTGCCCATCGCTCGGCACCTCGGTCCCACTCTCGACGAGGGTCCCGCCACGCGCCATCGAGTCGCGCTGCTCGTGGTCCCGCAGGAACGGCTTGCCGGCGCCGGTCTTTCCGATCGCGCGCATCGAGGCATTGCGGAAGCCGACGTAGTTCCAGTTGTCGACGCCGGCTTGCTGCTCGTACGCCAGCATCGGCACGTCGACCTCGCAATAGCCAAGCTCGCCAGCGTCGATCATGCGGAGCAGCTCGTCGCGCAGTTCCGCGGTCATCGGCACGCGCTTGCCGTCGGTCAGCTTCGGACTGTGAACCAGAACCGACGAAGTCGCAGCCGGTCCCTGCGCGAGCAAGAGTGGCTCGAGCGTCCGCTCGGCGCGCGTCAGCATCGGCGCCGCCTTGAGGATCTGCTCGAGGGTTGGCTTCGCCTTACCGGCGCGTTCGATGGTGGTGGTCACGCTCGCAGGATCGCGAGCGGAGGCGGGCGGGGCGATTTGCGGTGGGCGGAGGGCGTGTTACTGTCACCCTGCCTCCGCCGCCGGAGGATGCCGGGTGCTGCGCGTCGCGAGACGCCTCGGCACCAGGGCGCCGGCGGCGGAGGCTACCTGCGAACCTGGAGCTCGTATACCGCGGCGTCGGGGTCGCGCCCTGGCACGGCGATCACGCGGTACGTCGTTCCCTCGATCGTGACCTTGTCGCCCTGTGCCGGCACCTGACCGCCGGCGATGGTCGAGCCGAGCAGCGACACCTTGCGGTCGCCCATCTTCACGGTCGTGTTGTCGACGAATTTCTCGTCGTAACCCTCGACCCACCCACGGGCCGCGTAGCTCGTCTCCGTCGGGTTCAGCCCCGCGCTCGCCTGCCCCGACGTGCGCGCGGTGTTCGCGACCTTGATCAGCGTCGCGGCCTTGACCTGTGGTCCGAGGTTCTTGGCGATCTGCTTGGCGATGAAGCCGGAGAGGAGCTTGGGCATGGGCTCACATCGCGTAGGTGTGCAGTCGGGCGCACCGAATCCGCGGCGGATCTCCGGGGGCGGCGAAGTCGACGCCGCCCGGCGTCGTGCAGATGACGGCGTCGCGAACGCTACTCCCGTCAGTCTGATTCTCGAGCGGAGCGTGGCACCTCGAGCATACCTCGACGGGTCGGCGCGGCGTGCGGAACCATGCCGCGATCCTGCCAAGCATCGAGACCGGCCGGCCGATCGTGATCCGCATCTAGAACGCCTCGCTCCGCTCGTTCCGGTCGCACTCGTCGAAGAACGAGTCGCTCTCCGTCCCCGTCGACACGCCGGCCACGCTCAACCCGACCGCACCGCCCGAGCCCGCGAGCCACTGCCCGATCAATTCGTGGACCGCCGTCGGCAGCTTCGTCGCCGTGCCCGCGCGTCGCGACGTCGAGCCGAAAAACTCCAGACGCGCCGAGCCGGCCCCCATGCTCTTGATGTTCTGGCCCTGGTCCGCCTGCGCCGCAGCGTCCGCGTCGGCAACCAGGATCGCGACCATCTCGAACGTTGCACGTGAAACGCGGTCGAGTTGGTACGCGTCGCTGGCATCATCGCCGTTCTCGTCCTCGAGGCCATCCCGCGGAAACACCAGCGTGGTCCCGTCGGCCCAGGCTGCCGTCCCCTGCCAGCGCTGGCGGTCGATGTAGCGTGTCGCTGCCACGAGGTACCTGGCGCGCGAGTTCGCCGACAGCGCGGCGTAGGCGTCCGGCCCGGCTCCGACGAGGCCGAGCAGGTAGTCGTCGCATGCGGATGTACCGCCGTAGACCTCGACCGCAGCCGAGGACCCGGTGAGCGTGACACTGTAGAGCGTCACTGGACACGGCTCCTGGCGGGTCGATCAGATACCCGCTCATCCGCGCGGCCAAAGATGCCGACGAACGCATCGAGCGAGACCGGATCGGGGCCGGTTGGCGGCACGACCGCGACGTGCACGCCGAGACGAGCCCTGGTTGTCACGCACCGGCTCTTGATGGCCCTCATGACTCCGCGTCCTCTCCGGGCTCCTCGCCCTCGTCATCATCGGCCGGCTCCTCATTGGCCGGCTCGTCCTCGGACTCCTCGCTCCGCACGTCAGGCACGCTCCCGCCGCCTTTGGCCGCCCGCCACGCCGCCAGATCCTCCTCGTCCGGTTCAGGGGCCGCCGGCAGTTCCTCGCGCGCGCGGAGGACGTTCTCGACCGGATCACCAGGCTTCAGCTTCGCGTCGGCGAGCAGCTTGAGCATCTCGGCCGCCGCCTTCGCGCTCGTCCGCGCGACGCTCTGGTGCTGGAGCGCTGGCATGAGCCTCTCGTCGGCGTAGCCGTTTCGCGCGAGCAGGTCGGACACGATATCGCGCTCGGCGTCGTCGGTGAGGTCATCCAGTGTGGCGTCGATTCGCGTCGTGAACAGGCTCGACTTGTCGGTGCTGGCGCCGTAGGCGCCGCTCGTGCCGGACTTGCCCATGAGCAGGAACTCAGCGGACAGGACGATCGCCAGCGCGTGGTTCAGCTCGTCGAGCGCCTTGCCAAGTTCCGGGATCGAGCCGATCTGCTGGCGCACGGTCTCGATCGACCACTCGAACGTTCCGGCCGCCGGCCGCCGGGATCCGTCAGGCTCCTCGGCGTAGTAGGGCAGGGAGTCGAGGAGCAGCGAACGATTCGAGGTGACGACGCGGTTCTCGATCAGATCGCGAATCGGAGCGGTCTGCGACAGGACGTAGGCGCGGATTCCGGACACATCGTCGGCTGACAGCCCCCCACCGCCCTCGCCGACCTGCATCGTCGCCTGCTGCACGAGCTTGCTCAGCGGCGCGCGTCCGAGCGGGATCCCGTTGCAGTCCGTATCAAACGCGATGCCCTGGAGCTGGCGATAGCGCGCGTAGATGTCGGCGACCTCGACGAGATGACGGAGCAACCCGACGCCTCGCGGGTCATCGCCAAGTGCGCCCTCGACGCTGTAGAACAGGTCGTCGCGATCGATCAGCCATTCCTTGCCGGTCCGCGTCCGCTGCGCAACGCTCGTCCACGGAGCAGACTCGTCGGGCTTGATCCAGCGCTCGATCGACCACTGCGGCCGGTGTGCCAGTTCGGCGAGGACAATCCGCCCCGCATAGTCGCGACGCCACCCCTTGGCGTGCATCGAGAACCCACGGATGCGCTTGACGGCTTGGCGCTTGACGACCGACCTCCACCGAGTCGGCATGCGCGCGTCGAGGAGTCCGTCCTGCACGAGCTCGGCGGCGGCCACGGCGTCCAATCCACCCTTCGGATTCGGCGACGCGCTCCACTTCGCGCTGCCGGCCAGGTCGAGCCATATCCCGACGGCCGCGGCTACGACGGTCACGTTTGCGAGCAGGTTGTCGTAGGTCACCCATCGCGTCGCACCGGTGAGCTGTGACTTCTTCTCGCCCGTGTCGAGCAGGAAGCCGCCATAGCTAACCTGTCCGTCGGAGCCAGGGGCCTTGGTCGCGCGTTCGGGCACGTGATGACGGTAGGGCGCCGGGGAAGCACGGGGCGATTTCAGGCGCCGCGCAGGTCGACTCGAAACGTCGATCCGCGGTACAACCCGGACCGTGCAGACCAACGACTACCTACGCCAGATCGACCTCAACCCCACCATCGGCGGCGTCGCCAACCCCATCGTGAACCCGCTCGATCCACGCGGCCTGTGCATGTTCGGCTTCGAGTCGACCGCGCAGGAGATCGTGAACCTCAGCGGTTCCACTGTCTTCGTCTCGTTCGACTACGAGTATGACCAGGGGATTCCCAGCGTCCCGCCGCCGACGGCGCCGAAGGCGCACGCGGTTCTGCTGGGCGGCGCGGCCGTCAGGCCCGAGCCGCACCGGCGCAGCCACTGCATCGTGTGGATGTACCCGGCCGGCGCCCCGGGCCAGGGCGTACCGGTCGAGGTTCGCGTTCACGCCTGGTCGTGATCGACGGGGCCGAACGCGCGGTCGTTTTCGTCGACGTCGTCGACGAACGCCGTGGCAGAGTGTCCGGTTAGCGTAGCCGCGAACGCCCGAGCGTCGGCGAGGCGCGCCCTGTTCTCGCTCCGCTCGACCTCCTCGGCGGCCCGGATGACGGTGCGACCGGCCGGTGTGGCTGCAAATGCTGTCGCCGCGGCGACGTTCGACATGATGGATGCGAGCGAAGGCGAACGCCGCACCACGGTGTCCGTCCCTGCCCGCACCATCCCGACCACGTGCCCCCCATCGGCGCGCCGCTCGAGGTCCACGGCTTGTTCCGGGTGCGTAAACTCGAAGCGCGTTGGCTGCCCGGACGCCATACCGGTGAGGTTGACGCCGTGAGGCAGCCCCCGCGACCCGGGCTCGATGCGACGGTGCTCGCCGGTGACCGGGACGCCGAGCGGCGAATCCAGCGTGATGCCGTAGTCGATGCCGCTTAATCGTCGCATGAGATCTCGCGGATCGGACGGTTCGACGGTCGCCGCTCGCGATCTCATCTCGACCGGTTCCCAGTCCGCCAGCGTGACCGTTCCCGTCGGTGTACCAGACTCGGACTGCACCGTGATGGTGGCCGCCCCGGCGCGTGGACCAGCGAACGCGCTGGACAGCGTGCCAGTCACCGAGAGCGTCTGCATCCTCCGCTCGCCCGGCCGCTCCGTCAACCCAATCGCATCCTCGAGCCCGACCACCTCGCACAGCACCTCGACAGCGCGCAGGCGCGCCGAGCCGCGCCCAGTCAGCCGCTCCGGCGCGCCAGCCTCGATCTCTGCCACGCTCCGTGCATCCTCGACGCGGTCGCCCTCGAGCAGCGCGTCGCTCGCCCGCGCGACGACCTCGCGGAACGTCCGCATCCACCGCCGCGCGTCGTGCCGGTTGTACGAGCCATCGGGGCGGCGCGGGGTGTAGCGCGCGGCTAGGGTGCCGAGGGTGGCACGGTGGCAGCGAGGCTCAGGCGTTGCCCAACTACCGACGTCCTCGGTTCCGGTTCCGCGTACGAGGCCGTACCGCTCGCGCTCGCTGCAACGATCACGCGCCGCTACCCAGTCCCGCGGCAGCGCTCCCAGGTGCTTTGTCGCGGTTGAGAGCGTGATGGGCTGCGGCTTGAGCAGGAACGCGACATTGCGCGCGAAGACGTCGAGGCTCGAGATCGCTGCCATGCGCCAGATCTGGTCGTCAGCGGCGCGCTTGCAGGCTTGGAGCGCCTCGTTGCCTGCATCACCCAAGCCGACCTTCGGCATGCCTGGCCAGGCGTCGATGTTCACATGGACGTGAGTGCCGCCATCCTCGAGTACGCACGCCGCCCTGATCGCCTCGTACGTCCGCCACCCCTCGACCTCTGGCTGCACAGTCTCCGCCGGCCAGCGCAGTACGACCGGGCCGACGCCGGCGATGGAGGGCATCCAGGAGCGCTGGAATCGGGCGTCAGGACGCTTCACTGCTCCGCCGGTCTCGGAAGCCGCCCACTGCCGGCCGGGCCGGCCTACGCGCAGCGGCCTCCAGCAGGCTCTCAGCATTGAGCCCTCGGCAAGCATGTCATGGGGAGGTAACGCAAGCCGTCCTCGATCGCGCCGGCCCAAGAACAGCCGTCTCTCCGCGGGCCACGGCTCGCTCAGGCGCCGCGCCAGCGCGTGGAGGGCGGCGATTTCGGAGGCGACGGTCATCGGCTACGGCTCCTCGATGGGCACGAGCAGGATCCCGGTGGCAGGTCACACGATCGTCGGGCATCGCCGAGATCGTCGGCGCTCACAGGATGTGCCTTGCCAGGTGCTTCTCGACGACGTCCGCGAGATGCAGGCTGTCGGGCCAGTCGTTGTCACCGTGGCTATCGCAAACCCGACGCAGTGCCGCGCGCGTCTCTTCGCGTTCGCTGATCAGCCTAGCGATTGTGGACTGCGGATCGTCGCCATCGACGTCCAGGTTCCGCAGGCACTCGGTGAGCATCCGGCGCCACGCGGCGCGGTTGCCTTCGATGTAGCTTTTCTCGTCGGACATGCTTGTCACTCTACGCCTTCCGCACGCTTACGTCGACGGGAAATCATCGGTGTATCACCCAGCCCTCGTCAGCACGATGGGCGATGCGCTGGCTTTCGCTGTCACGACCACCCGGTGCCGCGCGACGTACTGCGAGAGCGAATCCATCCGATCGCCGCGCTGCGACCCGGGCCACGAGCACACCTCGCCGATGAAACCGTCGTCGAGCGTCTTGCGGCTCGTGTCTACCTGAGCGTACAGCCACGGCGCGCCGTCGTGTAGCAGAATGTCGCCGCGCTCCCACGGAGCCACGAGTCCCTGGTTGCGCGCGGCCTTGCCCTCCTTCGGGTTCGCCAGGTGGATCTCGGGGCAAGCCGGTCGGCCGCTGGGCCCGAGGAGCGGCACGCGCTGGTCGGTCTTCGGGTCCAGGTACCAGCCGCGGCGGATCGCGGCGCGCAGTTCTGTCACAACTCCGGGGCCGGCCGCCTTGAGTTCCACGAGGATCTCGTCGAGGTCCCACACGGCCATCGCCGCGTAGATCGCCTGGTAGGTGCCGCTGACGTCCGTGACGAGCGTCCGGTCGTCGAGCACAAGCGTTTTCCCGCCGATCATCGCGTCCACTGTAAGGCCAACCGCCGACGGCTTCGATCCGGGCTTGATCTCGAGCGTGTTGTTCGCGTCCACCGAGAGCGTGCGCTTCGTGAGCTGCTCGCGCTTCACGACGACCGGCGGCATCACGGCGCGTCGGGGGCATCCCTCCGGGCGCTCGGGCAGCAGCGCTGGATCCTCACCCTCAAACACGAAGAACCGCGCGTGGTGCCGCTTCAGGATTCCGGCCACGACGCGCTGCGGGTTCTGGTTGTACTGGCTGTCGCGCAAGGTCTCGCCGCCGCCGGCCTGGAGCTTGTCCGCGAGCACGCCAGCCGTGATGTGCGGGTGAATGAGCTGCCCGGGCTCGGTACGCCACTCGATGCGGCCCCACGGCGCGACCGCCGGCGCATCCTTCGGCCCGCGCCCGTACTCGGCCGGGATGCAGACCCAGATCCAGCCCTTCGGGTTGTGCGGCGACCAGCGCTTGCGCGAAAGCAGGTAGGCCGTGAAGTCCTCGACGTGGACCCGCTGCTGCAACACGAGTCGGATGCACCGCAGCTCGCTGTTGACGCGGTTCTCGATCGCCCTCGTGTAACGGTTCTGCGGCCGCAGCCGATCCGCCTCGCCCCACACCTTGTCGGCGTCATCGGGGTCGTCCAACGCGAACCCGTCGACGTGCGTTCCCGTGAAGCCGGCATTGATCGTCCGGCTCCGGCGCTTCCCGCCCGCGGTGGTCGCCCAGTCGCTGACTGCGTCGGTGTCGCGCTTCACGCCAAGGTCTGCGTCGGCCAGCCTGGCAGCCTCGCGCGCTGCGCGAGTACCATCGTCGTCGAGCGCCTCCATCTCCCAGGTGATCGAGAACGTCTCGCGGTACCACCTCGAGCGGACGAGGTCGCGCGTCGCCTTGGCGTCGCGGTCGACGTTGCTGTCCATCCCCGACGCGGCGCCGAAGCTGTAGGTCGGGCACCACAGCCAGATCCAGGCGTTCGCGATCACCATCGCGAGCGTGGACTTCCACGTCGACGGGGGGACGTTCCAGATCACGTTCTGCGCGAGCACATACCGGAACCATGGCTCCGGCTCGCCATCCTCCCAGGTGGCGCCCGTCGCCTCCCAGCACGCCGCCTGCCGCGCGATCATCGCCTGATGCTTGCGGAGCCACCGCTCACGCTCCTCCTCTGGCTCGTCCGCGCCGGGCCCGTTGGCCACGATCCAGCCCTCGAGCTGGAACTGAAGCGCGTCGCACAGCGCGTCTAGATGCGGGCCCCAGTCGAGTCGGCGCGTGCCGTCGACCACACCAGCGGCGACGGCCTGTTGCGCGAAGTCGGCGAGGGAGCAGCGGGCGATCTCTACCTGTGCCGCCCGGTAGTCGAGCATCGCCTTGGTGCGGCGTGCTACTTCAGTGCACGTTTCCCTGAGCGTCGTCATCGAGCGGCACCTCTCCCTGCGCCTCGGCCGCCTTCTTCGCGGCGAAAGCGCGGAGTTCCATCAGCGACATGCCGCTGAGGTCCGGCAGTGGAGCGGCCTCGACGGTCTCGACGTCCACGACCAGCGGCGCCTTGCCCCAGAGCCGGTTCGCCAGGAAGTCGCAGGCCCACTGACGGCTCTTGGCATCGCCGCAGCCGGTTTCGGCGCCGCCCAGCACGCGTGCCGCGAACTCGATCAACTCGAGACCGCCGCGCGTCTCTTTGCTGACCATCTCGGCGGCGAGACGGCGCGCCCGAGCCTGGGCCTTTGTCTGGCCGCCTGGGTTGCCGGTCACGCCCTTCGGATAGCGATTGAGGCCCATGCACCGAGTGTACTTCCTCCATGTGTTCTCGCCTACTTGGGGCGTGGCGCTGCGGCGTCAAGATCCTCCTCGTATCGGTGGCGATCGAGCACCTCCTGCGCGAACCGGATCGCGTGCGCGATGCGGGCGAGGGCGGCGCGCTTGACCTCGTCGCGCTGTGCCTTCGGCCGCTGCTGGATCTCCGGCGAGGCAGCGTGCGTGAGGTCGTCGATGCCGCGCGTGAGCCCCTTGATCGCGTCGCCGAGATCCTGGGTGTCGAGCGAGAGGTTGCTCTGCCGGCCGCGCTGGAGCTGGCCGTGGAACCGCGTACGTCCATCCGCTTCCCTCCACGTCCGCTCGGCGATATTCACGCCGGATTTCACACCGGCGGCGCGACGATTTCCGACGAGCCTCGAGCATGCCGGGCAGCGGTATCGTCTGCTGTAGTTCGCGCACCCGGCCTCGGCGCACTTCCGCACACGGCGCCGCCGCCGGCGCAGGCGCCTCATGCTATCCCGCTGCCGCTCGAGCTGCTCCTCGCGGTGCCTTGCGCACCGATCGGCGCCATCGACCGGCGGCAAGCCACACTGGCCGTGGACGCACAGGTTCGCCTCGAGCCGAGCCTGGTAACCTCGGACGGGCGTGTTAGCGGGCTGGGTCACAGCACCTCCTCATCAATCGGAGCTTCCGTTGATGCGCAAACATAGCTTACCTGTCTACGATCGGCCTGGTGCGCCCCGCCAACACCCCCCTCGCTTCCCGCAGCGCTGCCTGATCCTCTGGGGCCATATACCCGCCGGTCTCGGTGATGATGCGCTCGAGCTTGGCCAGGCTGGCAAGCGCGCGATGCGCATTGCCGGCTGGGCCGCCCACGAGGCCGCAAGCACTGCATCGCCACCATGGCGCGTGCTCCATCGCCGCGGTGCGCGCGAGACACGCGTCGCCGAGGCGGTCGCCTTCTGCGGCGAGTTCCGCCGCCTGACACCCCGCGCACGCCACATCGACCGGGCCGACAGTGCCGCAGCGGGCGCACTCCTCGCGCATCTCGGCCCGAGACGGCTCGCCGATGCGCGTCGCGCGCGGTACGGTGCAGGCGTCAGCCATAGTAGCGATCCTCGCCGTCGACGAAGAACTCCGATCCATCCTCGATGGCCCGGCACATCGCGGCATCGAGCATGTCGGTCAGCAGCGAAGACCCGTCCTCGCGTTCGTCGAGCATCGCGCGTCTGACGTCGACGGAAAACCCGCGCGCCTTAGAGATCGAAAACCGCTCCTCAGGTCGCGCCACAACCTCAACGGCGAGTCTCTCATGACGATGCACCTCCCAAGCGCGCGGCATCGCGCATGCCAGCGTGTCGACGCCGATCTCGATGCGCAGAACGCCGTCGCGCGTAACCGTGCAAGTCAGCGGCCTATGCCGCGGCTTCTTTCTCTTGCTCATCACCCTCTCGCTTCCTCGCCGCTCGGAGCGGCGGTTGGGGTCGGTTCGCATCCATCGCCACCGCACCGCGAGCAGTGGCCGCCTCCGAGGCAACCGAGACACCATGCCGCAGCCCACGGGCAGTCGGGCAGATGTTGTTCAGGCGCGACGTCTCCGCACTTGCAGAGGAGCGACGGGTGCAGTGGGTCGGCGGTGTGCCAGTCATTGGTTGACGATTGGCCGTCGCGATTCGGTGCAGCCACACCCTGCTCGTACACATCGTCGTACGGGCCGCCGTAAACCTTGACCATCTTGGGCCGGTCGCCGGTTACCACTTTGATGGCCAAGCGCATAGCCTGACGCAGGTGCCAGCGAATACGGAGCAGGTGCGACCGGCGGCTCACCGCGCACCTCGCCTTCCGTACACGCGCTCGTGCCTTTCGCGGATGGCTCCGACCGTGGCGCTCGCGATCTTGGCGCTACGTCGCCGCTGTTCGCGCATCGCCTCGCGCAATGCACGGTCACGGCGCCCCGTGGCCTCGCTCGCGCCTAGGCAGATGCGATCGTTCACGGCTCGCTCGAAGGCATCGCGGATATCGCCCATGCGATCCTGCATTTCGCGTCTAACGAGGCTGTCGATCTGATCCCAGATGAGATGGCGATGCCGCTTGCACATCGTGATTGCGATGTCGGCGAGCGTTCCGGTCACTGGCAGTTCCTGCGCTTTTCCCATCTCCTCACCATATCCATCCTCGTATGGGATTCCACTGAGATTGGCTGTCATGACACCGCCGTTAGCAGATCCATCTGCTCCCTCGCGTGCGACCTGGCCCGTCGCGGCGCTGGCGTACCTACGATGATCACCTCGTCAACCTTGCCCCGCTTCGCCCCCTTGCTGCTCACCGTACCCGGCCGCTGCACCACATCGATGCGCGCCCAGTTGTAGATCTGCCGCACGAGCGGCGTGTCGCTGTTCGACAGCAGGACGTTAACCCCGCGCTCCACGAGCGAGCGTGCCAGCTCGGCCAGCGAGCGCTGGTCATCCGACCCGAACCCGCCGGCGGTGTAGCTCGTGAAGCTCGCCGTCGTGCTCGCGGGTACGTACGGAGGATCGAAGTACACGAGGTCGCCGGGCTCAGCGTCGGCCACGGCGGAGGCGTAGGAGCCGCAGCGGATCTCGGCGCGCTCGAGGGCGGCGGACGCGGTTCGCAGGTTGTCGATGTCGAAGTCCATCGCGTTGAGCGAGCCATCGGCACGCCGACCGAGCGGCGCGTTCATCTCGCCCTTGGAGTTCACGCGCCACAGTCCGTTGAAGCAGGCGCGGTTCAGGTAGAGGAACATCGCGGCCCGCTCGAACGGCCGCGGCGGGTGAGTCTCGCGCTCGTCGTTCCACCGCGCCCTGATGCGCGCGTAGTGGCCCTCGTCATGGTACGCCGCGAGTAGCTGAGACTCACGGATCACCGCCTCCACGTCGACCGCGAGCGCCCGATACATCCCGATCAGGTCCGCGTTCAGGTCGTTCAGCACGGCGCGCTCGGGCGCGAGCCAGAAGAACAGCGCGGCGCCGCCGGCGAACGGCTCGTAGTAGCGGCCGTACGTGGCAGGCAGGCGCGCGAGCAGCTCGGGCAGGAGCTTCGTCTTGCCGCCGACCCACTTGACGATCGGGCGTGCGGTCACGACGGTGTCCATCCTGTGCGAAGCATCGCTTCCGCTTCGGCACACGAGATGCGGTAGCGCTCCTCGTCGGTCACCCTGCCTCGAAGTTGCTCGGCCGCATAGAGTCGCGCGCCCAGAGCAAGAGACCACGTAGCGCCGATTCCAAGTTCCACATGCGCGTCTGCTAGCGAGCATGGTGTGCTCGCTGCCAGCGCGCAGATGCGCGCAGCCTGTTCGCGTGTACGCTTGCTGATCTTGCTGCGACTCATCATGCGCCTGCTCCTGGCTCGTACTCGGTGAATGCGACGTGGAAGTACGGCAGGCTCGTCCACTGTCTCGGACGGCGGCCACTGATCCGGCTGTCCTGGTAGCGGTACCAGATTGTCGTGTGCGCCGCATCCGGTCCGCCACGGATCTCCTCGACGACGCACACGCGGCTCGTCCTGCGGTTCTGGTAGCGGTCGCCCTTGGCTGGTCGCTTCATCGCTCGGGCTCCCCGCATACTAAACAGGTCTGAGCCCAAGCGACGCGCCGAAGTCGAAGTGCGTGAGCGGTCGTTGCCTTTCGCGTTCTCCCACGCTCGCGCCGCGCTCGCCGCCACCAGCCCGGCGAAGCTCGCGCGATCCTCGACGCTCACATCCATATCCCCGGTGTGCACCCACACGGGATCGAACTGGCCGTTATCGTCAGGCGAGTTCAGGCGGCGGTCACTGGCCCAAGCGACGCCGAGGTGCTTCGCCTTGATCTTCTGCTCGCGTGTCAACATGAGCCCTCCTTGACCACCTGCTCGCTCTCCTCGCTCGTCATCGCTTCCCCCGTCGCGTGCGCCAGCGCTTGCGGTTGAGCATCCTCGCCATGTCGGCGGCCATCGCCTTCGTGGAGCACCGAGCGACGATGCTGTAGGTGCTCCCTGTTTCCATCACATGCACCTCAACCCCATCGGCGAACGCCTCTCCCTTGCGCACGCCGCGAGGCGGGTTGGCCGTCCAGCCCCAGCCGAGGTTCCTCACCTCCCACCTCCCATCCCCAGACATCGCTGGTAGCCTTCAGCTCGCCCAGGAACGCGTTTCGCTGCCCTGGCGCCGTGCACGCTGACCCCGGCTGTCGAGCGCGCTACGGGCTCATGGGCGATGGTCTGAGCGGCCATAAGCAAACATCGTGCCGATCGGATGCTGTAGCCGTCACCGCCGTCACCACCGGATCCGGAGACTTCCGGAAAAACATCCGACACTGTTTTGCTCCTTACTATTATTCTTCTTCTCTGAGAGAGAGAGAGAGAGTAGTGGTGACGGCGGTGACGGTGCCGGATGGTTACCTGATTACGCAAGGTTACTGCCGTCACCGTTCCCCGTCACCAAGTTCAGATGTCACCAGATCGAATCGGTGACGCCTCACGTAGACCCAGACGCGAGGCGTGCCGTCCCTGGTGACGGTTTGGCTCGATGTGACGGCCGATGTGACGGCGCGCTTGCCGATTCGGCGCTGCACCCGCTCCCACCCGAGCTCGCCCAGGATGCGCGCAACACGCGCCTTCGCGCGCAGGTCCTGGTGCGGCGTCTCGACCTTCAGAACCGTATTCAGCAGGTCTGCGCACGACACCTCGGACACGTTCGGGTGGGAGATCCAGTCGGCGATCGGCTGCGTCCAGGGGTCATCCTCTGCGAACTCGCGGTTCGCCTCCTCGCGCTCGCGGTCCGCATCGCCAGCCAGCCACCACGACTCGCCGGCCTCGGCCGCGCACAGCGCCTCGGCCCAGAGCTGATCGCGCATCTCAGCGAGCAGCTCGCGCGGGATCGGCCGGCAGACCCGGATCACGTGGTAGCGGCGGCTTCCGGTGTCGTCCGTGAGGAACTGCCGGAGGTTTGTGGTCCCGCAGATGACGCACGAGCGCGGCTTCTTGATCGCCGCGCGCTGGTACGGCGGGCGGAACGTGTCGTGGCTCGAGGACATCCACGCCTTCGTGCGGCTGTTGGCCTTGCCGGTGAAGACGTTCTCGAGCTCGGCGAACTCGTAGATCCACGCGGCATGGAGCTGGAGGATCGAATCCTTGTTCGTGATGTCGATGAAGCTGTCGACGAACCACTCGCCGCCGAGGATCGAGAAGAACGTCGACTTGAACAGGCCCTGATCGCCCTGGAGCATCAGCGCCGTGTCGAGCTTGCAGCCCGGCCACAGCACGCGCGCCGCGGCGCCGATCATGAACTTCCGCACCATGTCGGCGTGGAGCTCGCCGTCGGAGCCGAGATAATCGCGCGCCATGCTCGCGAGGCGCGGCACGCCGTCCCAGTCGAGGCCGCGGAGGTACTGCAAGATCGGATGGAACGGCCGATCTTCGCAGCTCTTGACGATCGCGGCTTCGACATCGGCCGGCGATGGGGTGTACCCGAGGCGCGCGCCGGCGTGGGCGCGGATGTCGTGGACGAGCGACGCCGGGACCGGACGCCCATTGAAGTGCGGCGTCTCCGCGCGCATGTCCATCGACCAGCGGCCGCGGTAGTCGGGGAAGTAGCGGACGAAGACCAGCGTGTTGTGGAAGTCCTTCCTGACCGATCTGTCCTTCTTCAGGAGCAGCATCGACATCCAGTTCTCTGGCTCGCCGCTCGGGGCGGCGGGGGGCGGCGGGGCTGCGCTCGATGCGACGAACGGCGCCCGGTCCTGGAGCAGGTAGCCGCGCTCGCGCGTGCATCGCTCGGCGACCGAGGAGAGCTTGTGCTCGATCTCGCGCTCGGACCACGGCGGGTCACAGCGCGGGTTGTACTCGTCGACGATGAGCCTGCGGGTCTCCTCGATCGTAAGGTCGAACCCGAGCATCACTGCGGCGACGGCGTTCCATGTCGTCGTGTGCCCGGACGCGCCGCTGATCGCCGCCGGCAGCTTCGCGAGGTAGCGCGAGGCGCGCGCGACGCGGTCAACGGGGCGCTGCGCGGGCGCCGGGACGCTGCGCAGCTTCGGCGGCTCGACGACCAGCGCCAGGATCGCGTCGGGGTCGATCGGCGCGCCGGTCAGCCGCTCGCCGCGCCAGGTACCGGCCGGCGCGCTTGGGTCGTACCAGAACCGCGAGGCGTCCTTGGTCTGCTGGTCGACCGGGCACGGGCTGCGCGTCGCGCCCCACTGCCAGATCCTGGCATACTCGTCCTTGCTCACTGCGCGCGCGAGCGGCAACACGACTCGGAGCCGGTGGCACACGTCGGTGTGGCCCTTCGTGGTGTAGATCGCGCCCATCGACGAGGCCCACGCCGTGTGGATCGCGTCCCAGGTCGCGTCCTTGTCGTAGTCGAGGACGAGCGCCTGCACGAGGCGAACGTTGTCCTTGAGCCGCCTCGGCGGGTCGAAGATTGCCGGGCTCCACCCGGCGTGGTTCATCTGGCCGCGGAATCTGTCGGCCGGCTCGGCGACGAGCCAGTCGAGCCACTGGTCCCACGTGGTCTCGATCCGCTCGACAACGTCGGTCTGCGGAAGCGAGGCGAACTTGGCGATGCTCACCTGCACGGCTCGGCCTCTATGCCGCGCAGCCACGCGCGCGCGTCATCGACGGACCGCAGCACGACGTAGACGCCGCCCTTGCGCTCGACGAGCTGCTGGAACGTGCGCTGCTCCGGGCTCTGGCGACCCGTCGGCGTCTTGATCTCGATCGCGACGAACCGACCACGGAAGATGCCGATCAGGTCGGCGCCGCCGGGCGTGCCGACGCCGTAGGCCACCCAGAACTTGCCCATCTTCGTCCGGCCGCAGTTGTTACGCCAGAG